AGTCCCTACATGCCCTTATTCCTCAGCCAATACCTGTCAAATCCAAAAACGCCCCCATATGTCAAATAACTTCTATACAAATATAATACAAAGATTTGTATTATCCAATATATTTATAAATATATGAAAAAAAGACTTCTTATTGAAAATGATGTTCCTCAAATGACGGACTTTCAAAAAATCCTTCTTTTAAATAAAAGAAAGTTGTCTCCTGATGATGTCGAATTCATAACTAAGGATTATGACATTGATTTAAATAAGGTTCAAATTAAACCTGATGGTTTATTATTTGATTTTGAAGATTTAGAACAGTTTTTGAAATTTTTTCATTACCCTGCGTTTGAAGAAGGATCTGACGGTGAATGGGATGCAATTAACTATGATCGTATGTATTATGGTTCTTATGATTTTTATAATTCGTGTCAAGATAGAGCATACGACGATTGGAGTGAAGGATACACTTTAGGATATCTTTGTCGTGAAGCAAAAATCAGATTAAGAGACTTACTTAAAATAATTGCACCTAACCTTGTTGATAATATTAAAGAAGACGGTAGTAGAATTGATGATGAAAGTCAAATAACTTCAGTATTGGACAAATACTTTCAAAATATTGGAGATGAAATGGATGAGATTATATGTTCTGCTAAATCAAATGCAACTGAAGAAGGTGCTAAACAAGAAATACAAAAGGTATATTGTGATACATTAAGTGACTTTGGAGTTGAGAAATGGGGTAAGTGGTGTTTTGGATTATATTTTATAAGTTGGGGTAATTTGGTTCAGTTATTTGTTGAAGATGGTGAATTTGATGGAAAAGCCCTTGATTTGTTAATACAAAAAATTGAAAAAAAATTTAGACACAGTCTTCCTGAACATTATGAGATGGAATATTATGTAATGGATAATGAAATGTTTGAATCTCAATCCTGTGAAAAATTGGTAAATTTAATTGATGAGTATATAGAAAGGGCTCAAGAAGAATTTTCTCCTGAATACGCAAAAACTATGGATAAACTTAGTGCATTAGGTCTTTTTCAAAATAGCGGTGTAAAAATACCAGGTCAAACAAATATGTTTATCAGAGTTGAGGAAGTTGATCCTGAAACCTTGAAAGTAAAATACATAGTTGGTAGAAATACTTACTTTGGTGATCGTGTATATGGTTTATCAACTCCTAATGAAGTAATTGCAATGGCAACTCAACCTGGTCTATTTAAACCAACTGAGTTTAGAATCGCTCCGGGTCAATTAAAACGATAACGCTCTTTTAGAATCTCGTATAACTTGTACCCATCCTCATCATCGATATAGAATTGATTTTCATCATAGATATCTGCAATTATAAACCCATCTTTTTCCTCAATCACATCAATAGATGTTAGTTGGTGAACCTCATCGTAGAATGGACTTTCATTATCAAACAAAGTTGTTGTGGTAGTTGTTGGTTTTGGTTCCGTTTTGAACTCGTATTTTTTCAACCCAAGATCCTCAACCATATTTTTACCCGCCTGAATTGCTCTTTCAACATCATCAATACAAACAAATTCATTTGATGTGTGCATGTTATAGTAACCACAAGACATGTTTATACAAGATAGATCAGATAGTTGTTTAATCATCATGATATCTGTGTATGGGTGAGACTGAACCATCATTTCATTACCAAAACCTTTTGTGATTGATCGAAGTGCTGTATTGAAAAACTCACCATCTTTATCAAACAAAACGGTTCCCATACAACTGTAGGAAATTAAGTGATCACCAGGTGCATCGTATTGAGTACAATAACCAACATCTTTTAAAAACTCTTTATTTACCAATTTTGATCCATGACAACCTGTTTCTTCTGATACGAAAAATGCAACCTTGACTTTATCTAACTGACGAAGTAATTCTAAACAAATGTAGATACCACATTTGTCATCACCACCAATACCTGTTGGTCTTCCATCTTTGTCGTAGGCTTTTAAACACAACACTTGTTCTTGACCAAAATCTTTTCCAAATGTATATGGACGAAGAAGGTATTCTTCTTTTACATCGATAAGGTCAACAAGTTCGTGAACTGTGTCTGTGTGAGAAATAAACATTGGGTAAAATTCCCCTTCACCCAATGTTCCTTTAACCGCATATATGTTATTATGTTCGTCACAAGTAAGAGTAACTCCATCCATATCCCCAATGGTAGAAATTAAATACTCTACCATTTTACTTTCCTTATAAGTCTTGGTTGGGACAGATAGGAGTTCTTTAAATTTATTTAGATCCATTTCAAATTGTTTCCACAAAGATAGTTGAATAATTGTTAATAAAAAAATTATTCTTTCTTTTTTCTTGTTTTTTTAACTTTTTCTTCTTTATTAGAAACAACAACCTCATCATTCTCAACCTTCAAGACATAGTCTTTATTTTCTTCAATCTCCATCATCAAGATTTTTTCAGAAATTAAATCCTCAATTTTATCTTGGATTGCTCTTTTGATTGGTCGAGCTCCAAATGTTTCATCAAATCCCACTTTAGAAATGTAATCGATTAGATCTTGTTCATAAGTGAAAATATATTTCTTTTCTAAGACTCTTTTTAGTAGTCTGTCAACCTCAAGTTTTGTAATTACATCAATATGTTTCTTTTCAAGTGAATTGAATATAACTACATCATCAATACGATTTAAGAATTCAGGGGCGAAGAATTTACTTAGTTCTTTTTTAAGAATTTCTCTTTTCTCTTCTTCTCTAACCGCCTCACTTTTACCTGTTTTGAATCCAACACCAGCACCAAAATCTTGTAATCTTTTAACACCAATATTGGAAGTCATAATGATCAAACAATTTTTGAAGTTGATCTTACGACCTAACGAATCCGTAATGTGACCATCATCTAACAACTGAAGAAGTGTTGAGAAAATGTCTTTGTGAGCTTTTTCAATCTCATCAAATAATACAACAGAGTAAGGTTTGTTTTTAACTTGTTCTGTTAATTGACCTCCTTCATCATGACCAACATATCCTGGAGGTGATCCGATCAAACGAGAAATAGTATGTTTTTCTTGGTATTCACTCATGTCCACACGAATCATATTATCTTCACTTCCAAAGATTTCTTTTGCCAATTGTTTTGCCAAATATGTTTTACCAACACCTGTAGATCCTAAGAAAATAAATGAACCGATTGGTTTATTTGGGTCTTTAATACCCATTCTATTTCTACGGATTGCTTTTGTAATTTTTAAAACCGCTTCTTCTTGACCAATTACTTTTGAACTCAAATTATCAGTCAAATTAATAAGATTATTCCTTTCATCAAGATTGATGTTTGAAATTGGGATTTTAGTCATGTTTGAAACAACCTCGTAAACTAATTCTTCAGGAATAGTTCTTTTACTACTTCTCAAATGTTCCTCAAATTTTTTCTTTTCTTCCTCAAGTTTTGCAATTACACCTCTTTCACGATCACGGAGTTCTGCGGCTTGTTCGTAGTCTTGTCTTTTGATTACGTTTATTTTTTCTTGTTTAATTTTGTTAGCCTCATCTTTTAAGTTTTCAATAACTTCAGGAAGTTTTATGTCAATTTGCATTCTTGCACCAACCTCATCCAAGATATCAAAAGCCTTATCAGGAAACTCACGATCTGTAATATAACGGTCCGCTAACTCAACAAATGTCCATAACGTCTCATCATCATAAGTCACTTTATGGTGATCTTCATACTTTTCCTTACTTAATTTAAGGATTTCAAAAGTTTCATCTTTTGTTGCAGGATCCACAACTACCTTTTGGAATCTTCTTTCTAATGCTCCGTCCTTTTCAAAGTTAGTTCTATACTCATCTAAAGTAGTTGCACCAATACACTGAATTTCACCTCGAGAAAGTGCAGGTTTGAAGATGTTAGATGCATCTAATGAACCTGAACTATTTCCCGCACCAACTATTGTATGAATCTCGTCAATAAACAAGATGATGTTTGGGGATGATTGAAGTTCTTCAATGATTACCTTCATTCTTTCTTCAAACTGACCACGGTATTTTGTTCCAGCAACCAAAGAATTCATGTCTAAAGAAACAATTCTTTTATCCATTAAATTCTTAGGACACTCACCATCATGAATCATCATGGCAAGACCCTCAACTATTGCAGTTTTTCCTGCACCTGGCTCACCAATAATAATTGGGTTATTTTTCTTTCTTCGAGAAAGTATCTGAGCAATCCTTAAGATTTCCTTCTTTCTACCAATTACAGGATCTAATTTACCTTCTTGAGCTAATTTGTTTAAATCCTTGCTAAAATTATCTAACACAGGTGTTCCTGAATCAGACTTTTTTTTCGCTTTATCATTTCCTTCATCCATAAATTCTAACATACTTCTATTGTTTTACATTCAAAAACTAATAAATAAATTTAGAAAAGTCCAATATTGTTATTTTGTCAGTATAAAAAAAATATACTGACATATTGACAGGTTTTATGGAATGGCATATATTTGGTAAAAAGTGTGGAAAAAATAAACATAAAAATAAAATGATAAAAAAATGGGAAAAATAATTGGAATTGACTTGGGAACAACTAACTCGTGTGTTGCCGTAATGGAAGGCAAGGAACCTGTGGTTATTGCTAACAGTGAAGGAAAAAGAACAACACCATCAATTGTGGGGTTTATTAAAGACGGTGAAAGAAAAATCGGAGATCCTGCAAAACGTCAAGCGGTAACAAACCCTGACAAAACAATTTACTCAATTAAAAGATTTATGGGATCATCTTTTGATGAGGTTAAAAATGAAACAACAAAGGTCCCTTACAAAGTTATTAAAGAAAATAACTCACCAAAAGTTCAAATTAACGATAGAACTTATTCACCACAAGAAATCTCAGCGGCCGTCCTTCAAAAAATGAAACAAACGGCAGAAGACTATTTAGGTCAATCTGTAACTGAAGCCGTAATCACAGTTCCTGCTTATTTTAACGATGCTCAACGTCAAGCGACTAAAGAAGCTGGTGAAATTGCTGGTCTTACAGTAAAAAGAATTATCAATGAACCAACAGCCGCGGCTTTGGCTTATGGTCTTGATAAAATGTCAAAAGACATGAAAATTGTAGTATTTGACTGTGGTGGTGGAACACATGACGTATCAGTATTGGAACTTGGTGACGGTGTATTTGAGGTGTTAGCAACTGACGGGGACACTCACTTAGGTGGGGATGACTTTGATCAGGCTTTAATTGACCACTTAGTTTCCGAATTCAAAAAAGAAAATGGTATGGATATTTCAAAAGATCCTATGGCACTTCAGAGACTTCGTGAGGCGGCTGAAAAGGCTAAAATTGAGTTATCTTCTTCACCTCAAACTGAAATTAACTTACCATATGTAACTGCAGATGCAACAGGACCAAAACACTTAGTAATGACTATCACAAAATCTAAGTTTGATCAATTAACACAATCATTGGTTGATAGAACAATTAAACCTTGTGAATCCGCTTTGAAAAATGCCAAACTAAAACCATCTGATATTGATGAGATTATTTTAGTTGGTGGATCTACTCGTATTCCTTCCATCCAAGAAGCAGTTAAAAAATTCTTTGGTAAAGAACCTTCAAAAGGGGTAAATCCTGATGAGGTTGTTGCTTTGGGAGCTGCAATCCAAGGAGGTGTTTTGGCTGGTGATGTAACAGACGTATTGTTGTTAGACGTAACACCACTTTCATTAGGTATTGAAACTATGGGAGGTGTATTTACAAAATTGATTGATGCGAACACAACTATTCCAACAAAAAAATCAGAAACATTCTCAACAGCTGCAGATAATCAACCAACAGTAGAAATACATGTTTTACAAGGTGAAAGAGCAATGGCAAGAGATAACAGAACTATTGGTAAATTCCACCTTGATGGATTACCACCAGCAAGAAGAGGAACTCCTCAAATCGAGGTAACTTTTGATATCGATGCAAATGGTATTATAAATGTATCTGCAGTTGATAAAGCAACTAACAAACAACAATCAATCCGAATTGAGTCATCTTCAGGTCTATCAAAAGAAGAAGTTGAGAGAATGAAACAAGAAGCTGAAATGAATGCGGAAGCTGATAAAAAATTAAAAGAGGAAGTTGATACTTTAAACTCCGCTGACTCATTAATTTTTCAAGTCGGTAAATCTATGGAAGATCTTGAAAGTAAAATTACTGAAGATGAAAAAACTGAAATTAATTCATCAATCGATAAATTAAAATCGGCTTACGACAAGAAAGACATTTCAGAAGTAAAAATTTTAATGGAAGAGGTTAATAAAAAATTCCAAACCATAAGTCAGAAGTTGTATGAACAAACAAACAACGCTGAAGCAACAGAAGAAGACTTTGCAAATGTAGAGTTCGAGGAAGTTAAATAATCTCTTAAATTTTAAAGTTAGAAATCCACCTTAGGGTGGATTTTTTTTTACTCATATTTATTTTTAAATAAAAAAATTATGGCAATAACAAGTGAATTAATTAGTGGAACAACGATTTTGAATGAAATAGAATCATCAAATATTGTAAGAACTGAGTACGATACCCTTACTAAAAAAATGATTGCAGAGTTTAAAAATGGTGCGAGATATGAGTATAGTGAAGTACCACATCAGAAATATACTCAGTTTAGAATGGCAGAATCTCAAGGAAACTTCTTTAACAAAAACATTTCCAAAGCACACACATATAAGAAACTATAATTATAAAGTATTTATCTATATGAATACTTCAGATATTATAAAAAGTTTTGAATCCCAAGAAAATCTAAATCCTAAAATTTGGGAGAAGGAAGGTAAGTCATATATGATGAGACCTGAAGTAAGAGAAAAACTTTTGGAAACTGCAAACGTATTTATAGATTTTTTAGGTGTTGATGTGATTGTAACTGATATAATAATGATTGGTTCATTGGTAAATTATAACTGGTCTAAGTTTTCGGATATAGATTTACATATAGTTGTAAATTACAACCAATTCCCAAATAACTCACAAGAATTATATGTTGAATTTTTTGATTTAAAAAAAATAATATTTAACGATAGACATAATATAAAATTATTTGGGTACGACGTTGAATGTTTTGTTCAAAGCGAAAGTGAAACAACATTTAGTAGTGGAATATATTCTGTTTTATATGATATGTGGGTTAATGAACCAAAAAAATCTGAAGATAAAAAAATTGATATAGATCTTCTAAAGGAAAAGGCCAATCAGTGGATGAGAATTATTGATGGTGTTGTTGATAATATCAGTGATGAAGATCCCGATGAAATCAAACGTTTGGTAAAAAAATACAAAGAAAAATTAAAGAAATTCAGAAATTGCGGACTTGAAAAAAACGGAGAAATGTCCTTAGAAAATTTAGTATTCAAATTACTGAGAAGAAATGGGTACATTGGGAAATTATACGAATTACCAACAGATCTTATAGACAAAAAATTGTCGATGAAACAATAAAAATCGGTAATTAAAAATAATTACGTTTATCGATATATTTATTAAGAAAAAATAATTTACATTAAATAACACAAATATGGCAGGACTTAGACCTATTGGAAGTGAAAAACTTGAGGGAATGGATAAAATCAGACGAATAATGGAAATTGCTCGTTACAATGAAAATATTCCTCAATCAGTAAATGAGACAAAGTCATCCGAATATAGAATAAATTTGGCTGATGGTAACACATATGAAATTGCTAAAGAAAGACAAGGTTATATTATTAAAAAATCTATCAATGAATCTGAGTTCGACTATATTGAACCAATGAAAGGTAGAAAATATTATTCATCTTATTCTCAGGCTTTAAAACGTCTTAACTTGATAACAAAAGAAGTTAATACCCTTTTTGAAAACGAAGAAGGTACTCCCCTTATCGGAGAGCAAAAAAAAAAGTACGTACTAAAAACTAAAAAACCTAAAGCGGCTGCAGCTCCTGATGCAGGAGCAGAATTACCACCAGCACCTGATGCGGGCGCAGCTTTACCTCCAGCACCTGACGCAGGAGCAGAATTACCTCCAGCACCTGATGCGGGAGCAGAATTACCACCGGCACCTGATGCGGGAGCAGAATTACCACCGGCACCTGATGCGGGAGCAGAATTACCCCCAGCACCTGAAGAAGGAGGAGAAATGCCACCGGCACCTGAAGAAGGAGGAGAAATGCCACCGGCACCTGAAGGAGAAGAAGGCGAAGAGGAACTAGAAATCGACGTTGAAAAAAAACCAAAAGAAAAAAAAGTTTCAGACCTTAAAAGAATACAAATTCTTGTTGGTAAGTTAGCACAAAAAATTAGATCTTATGAGGAAGAAAAAGAACTTTCTTCTCAAAACGTTAAATACGTAATCAATTCAATTTTATCCGCACTTGATGTTGACGTTTTAGATGAGGACGATATCGAAGAAATCATTTCAAAATTAGAAGGTGGTGATGAAGATGAAGAAGGTGGTGATGAAGAAATGGATATGGAAGCTGAAGTTGAAGGTTATGAGGAAGAACAAGAAATGGTTCCCCCTCCACCGTCACCTGAAGGTGAAGAAGAAATACCATCACCTGAAATGGCCGAAGAATATGAAAGTTATGGCGACGCCTTTAGAGATTACTTACCAGCTGCTTATGGTAATGCCGCAATGAAAGGTGTATCAGGTGAACAAACAGAAGATTATGAAGATGACTACGATGTTATTGATTTTGAAGAAATTGACGAAGAAGATTATGCATCAAAAAACAGAAGAAAAAGACATTTTTATCCTGAAGTAGATGCTTTCACACACGGAACTTTTGGTGAATCTTCAGTAGATAAGGTTTTAAGTAAATATTTTACAATGTCAGAAGACGAAATAAAAAAACAAGATTTAAAATCTAATCAAAATTATCAATTGAATAAAAAGAATGTTATAAGACTTTCTGAAACAGTAGATCAAATGGATTCGGCTCTTGAATTTATTTCAGAAAACCCAAGAGTTAAACTTATGGGTTTATCAGAAAAGAAAAATTTGATTTTTAAACAAGGAATTAATGAAGTTAAAATAACAAGAACTGGAAATATTTTATGAATCAATTAATCTATATTAATGGTTTAGGACCCAATTATAAAGGGGACAACATTTATGAATTTATTTTTTCTGACACTTTAGAAGTATTTGGAGAAAATTGGGAATCTAAACCAGCAAATGGATATCCTTTACCACCTGATTTAGAGTATATTAAAAAAGTTGGTACTTTGATTAATGAAGAGGTATCATTTGAATTGGTTCAAGATTCTGATGTATTTTCAGTTATTGATTCTATGGACGGAGTAATTGCTTTGGGATGGGAAAAAGAAACTGATAATGTAGATTTTTCTATTGTTAAAAGATTGGTGTTTCAATTTGGAGAAACTGAAGAATCTGTTAAAAACAAACTATATGAAAGAGATATAGTATTACAATTCGAAAAAGAAGTTGTATATGAAAACTAATAACAAAATAAAATTTTTAATAGAAAACGGTCTTTCATCAAAGACTGTATCAGTAATGACTGAATCTCAAATAAATCTTCTTTTTGAGAAATTCAAAAAAATGAAAAAAGAAGAAAACAAAGAACAAGTCCAACAACAACAAACAACTAAAACTATTGTAGGTCCTAAAGGTGGTAACATTCCTTTAAAACCTGGACAAACTACTGTAAGTTTAAAACCTGTACCAAACGCACAACCAGGTACTGTTGAAGTTGTTGAAAAAGAATTATCTGAAGATGAAACCGATGGTGTTACTACATCAAATGCTCAAGGAAAAGTTAATTTACAAAAATATACAGGTCAAGAACCACCACATGATGCAAATGATATGGCTGATGATGGTATGGGAGACGATTCTGGTGAAAATAGATCAATGATGGGTATGGCTGAATCGACAATTAATGAAAAGTTTGAGTCTAAAGCTCAACAAGGTTTATTTTGGGCTCGTTGTAACAAATGTTCAGATAAGAAATGTAAGTGGTGTAAAATGGCAAAAGAGTTTTCTGACTCAACGTCAAAAAAACAATATAAAAATATGCCAGAAAAAAAACACCCTGAAAAAACTGTCAAAAGTAAAAAGAAAGAAACAAAAGAGCAGTTTGAAAAATTTCTGGAAAAAAAAATATCAGAAATGGTAGATAATAATATCTCACCAAAAATGACTAAAAAAGATATTATTGAGACAGTAAAAAAAAAATCTAAAAAAATGAAGTCTATGATAATTCGTAGACCAAAAAAAGTCACAATGTTTTCTGATGAGGCACCAATGGAACTACCTATAGGTAAAATGTTTTCTATCGGTAAAAAATAGTCTTTACAACAAAATCCCTGAATTGATATTTATGTAATATGGGATTAACTAAAGAACAAGTCTTAATTGAATACGCTAGGTGTATGAGTGATACTCCATATGCTCTGAGAACGTATTTACAAACCTACGATAATACAGTATCCAAATACGTTCCTTTGGAACTATTTCCTGATCAAGTATCTTTGTTAAATGATTACGAAAATTTTGAAGAAAATATTGCGTTAAAGTATCGTCAAGCCGGGGTATCAACAGTTACCGCAGCTTGGATATCAAAAAGATTGGTTTTTGCTAAAAAAACTCAACCTGAAAAAATTCTAATTATCGCCAACAAACTTGATACGTCAATGGAGATGGCAAATAAGATTAGAGCCTTTGTTGACCAATGGCCTAATTGGGTTGGTGCAGGTTTTGCGGCAGAAAAAAATTCACAAAGACACTACAAATTAAACAACGGATCAGAGGTAAAAGCGGTAGCAACCTCAAAAGATGCACTTCGTGGATTTACCCCGACAATTCTTGTATTTGACGAAGCGGCGTTTATCGAAGCCGATAGTGATTTCTGGGCGGCTTGTATGGCATCCTTATCCACAGGGGGTAAGGTAATTGTGGTTTCTACACCAAACGGATATGACCCAATTTATTATGAGATATATGATCAATCATTGAAAGGAATGAATAACTTCAAAATTTCTGAGATGTATTGGTATAGAGATCCAAGATACGCCAAGGATCTTTATTTGGTACCAACTGATGACATTGTTCATTATCTTTTGAATCGTGAAGATTTTGATGAATCAAAAAATATTTCTTGGGCACATACTGACCCATTTAATAGGGATTATGATGAAATGAAACATTTCTTTAATCAAGGATACAAACCTTGTTCTTCTTGGTACGAAAAAATGGTTAAAAAACTTAAATACGATAAACGTAAAATTAACCAAGAGTTAAATTGTGAATTTTTAGGTTCGGGAGATAACGTATTTGATAACAAACAATTAGAATTTATTAAAGAAAATACAATACAAGAACCACCTTCAAAACTTATGGGAAATTCTCTATGGATTTGGAAAGAACCGATCGAAGGTCACAAGTACATAATGGGTGTCGATGTTTCTCGAGGTGATAGTGAGGACTTTTCATCCATTCAAATAATTGATTTTGACGAAAGAGAACAAGTCTTAGAGTATGTAGGAAAAATTCCACCTGATACTTTGGCGGAAGTCGCATATAAGTGGGGTATGATGTATAATGCGTTTGTTGTTGTCGATATCACCGGTGGTATGGGTATAACGACAGTTAGAAAAATGCAAGAGTTGGGTTATAAAAGTTTATATATTGATGGAGTTGATTCTATGAATATATGGGCGGTAAATAAAACTTCGGCGGATAAAATACCAGGTATTAATTTTAACAATAAAAGAGTTCAGATTATTGCTGCATTTGAGGAAAGTGTAAGACATAAATTTGGTATTAGAAGCGTTCGTTTGTATAACGAGATGAACACATTTGTCTACATAAACGGTAGACCTGATCACCAAAAAGGACAACATGATGACCTTATTATGGGTATATCGATGGCGTTATATGTTGGGGAGTCATCATTTTCAAAATTAGAGAGAGCCACTGAACACACAAAAAATATGATTGAGTCTTGGGCTGTCGTAAATAATGATGCGGTCGCCAAAGAAGCACATTTTGATCCTGTAATACCCAATCAGAATGTACTTAGAGATAGAGCGGGATTACATAATAATGGTCCATCAAGAGACGACTATCAAACATATGGTTGGTTATTTGGTGGTTTAATGAAATAAAATTATGGGACTAGATTTTAGAGCAAAAACAGGAAAAATAGCAAATGGATCAAGATTGGTTGTTTCAGGTGAAGTGACGACAGGACAAAAAGTATTTCCTGTAACTTTTAAAAAAACTAACCCTTACGATCTTACCCCAACACAAAAAGAAGCGTTACAATCTTTAAGTGGATCGACGACTAACTAACTATTGAAATATTTATATCTATAGTTAAACTTTTAATATGGAAAATAACAATAAAAATCTAACAGTTTGGCAAAGGTTAGCTACGACTTTTGGACCTGATTCTACATTAGGTCAAGGTCAACCTGATTACAAGTTAGATAAAAAAGAAATTTTAAAAACTCAAGATAAAGCTGAATATGAAAGGGCAAAACTTCAAAATCAGCAATCTCTTTATTTAAGTGGCAATTGGGCTAAAGTAGAAAATAATTTATACACCCAAGCTGTATATTACGAACCAACAAGATTGGCGGCATTCTATGACTATGAATCAATGGAATATACCCCTGAGATATCAACAGCTTTAGATATCTATGCCGAGGAATCGACAACACCTGATCAAAACGGTTATGTTTTACAGGTTTACTCAGAATCCAAAAGAATAAAAAGTATATTAGTTGATTTATTTATCAATACTTTAGATATAAACACCAACTTACCTATGTGGATTAGAAACATGTGTAAGTATGGTGATAATTTTGTTTATTTAAAATTGGACCCAGAAAAAGGGGTTACAGGATGTTTACAACTACCTAACATTGAAATTGAAAGATTAGAAAGAGGTGTTGACTCAAGAACATACCAAGCAACAATGAATTTAAATAGAAAGGCACTTAAGTTTTCGTGGAAAGCAAGAGATACTGAATTTAATACTTGGGAGGTTGCTCACTTTAGATTACTAGGTGATGATAGAAAACTTCCTTATGGAACATCGATGTTAGAAAAGGCTCGTCGTATTTGGAAACAGTTGGTATTGGCGGAAGACGCCATGTTAATTTATAGAACATCAAGAGCACCTGAAAGAAGAGTATTTAAAGTTTACGTTGGTAACATGGATGACAAAGATGTGGAACCATACGTACAAAGAGTTGCGAACAAATTTAAAAGAGATCAAGTTGTAGATAGAAAAACAGGAAATGTTGATTTACGTTTTAACCAAATGGCAGTGGATCAAGATTACTTTATTCCTGTACGTGATCCGGCACAAGCAAGTCCAATTGAGACTCTAGCAGGAGCTCAAAACTTATCTGAAATTGCAGATATCGAGTACATCCAAAAGAAATTAGTTACAGCACTTAGAATTCCTAAAGCTTATTTAGGATTTGAGGAACCTGTAGGTGATGGTAAAAACTTATCATTATTAGATATCCGTTTTGCAAGAACAATCAATAGAATTCAAAAATCTGCAATTGCAGAAATGAACAAAATTGCAATCATCCACTTATTTTTAATGGGATTTGAGGATGAATTATCTAACTTTACATTACAACTTACAAACCCATCAAAACAAGCCGACTTGTTAATGATTGATGTTTGGAAAGAGAAGGTAACACTATACAAAGATATGGTTAGTGAAATTCCAAAATCAATTCAACCTGTTTCAGCCACTTGGGCGAAGAAACATATCTTTGGTTTCTCAGATGAAGAAATTAAACTTGAGTTACAACAAATTAGAATGGAGAGAGCGGTTTCTACTGAACTTGATAATACCGCAACAATTATCACAAAAACAGGTATTTTTGATACTGTAGATAGACTTTATAAACCTGTAACAGGTGGAACAATGACACCTACAGCACCTGCGGCACCAGGGGCTGAGGCAGGAGCAGCACCAGGAGCCGAAGCAGCACCTGCAGAAGCAGCACCTGCAGAAGCAGCACCAACAGTTCCTGAAAGTATTAGAAAAGAAAAAAATAAATTGATATTAGAATCTAAAGATGATGATTTTGATGAAGATGAGTTTTTAGATTTCCAAAAGATGAATGGATCTTTGGGTCTTATTGAGGAGGAATTAAATAAACTTCTTGGTGACTAATATTTATTATTATGAGTAAATTAGAAAAACTACCACAAAAAAATCTTAAGTTCATTCTAAAAAAAATTAGTGAAGGTGTTTATGAGAAAGATTTGTTTTCACATGCCAATCAAAGACTAATAAGAAGAACTTTTGATGATATTGGAATAGATATTAATAAAAAAGATATTGAGTTTGTTTTTGCACTTTATAGAGATAATCCAAATTTTTTAACTGAAGAGATTAAATTACCTAAAGTTCACGAATATGAAATAGTAACAAAAAGATATGCTACTATTAGCATTAGAGAATATTGGAAAAACACACATGAAAGTTATTTAGATAATGAGAATGATGTTGAAGATTTTATTTCTTGGTTTGGTGGTGGTGATTGGTGGGATGGTGAAATGATTGACCGAGAGGAATTCGATGAAGAAACTTCTGAAACGGAAACAGATGAAATAAATAAACTTAGTTGATATTTATTAGAAAAAAACAAAAATGTTCGGAGAATTAAAATCAAAAATAGAAACATACTTAACTGAATCTTATAAAAAAGGAACTTTAAAGGATAACTTATTTGTATTTGAGGAGTTAGTGTTGAAAAACAAAAATATATCAAAAATATTTTTCTTGTACGACGAATTATCAAGTAATAAAGGGCTTCAAGAAAGTGTTGCTAATGAATTCATAAATGAGTCAATAACAGCATATGAAAACTTATATAATAAAGTTTCTCCTTTCAGTGTAAAAGAAATTAAAATGTGGGTTGGTCATGTTCAGTGTGAAAATACATACAAAGAAATTGATAATCTATTCTCAACAAATGTTTTAACTTTAGAAAACAAAATTAAGAGTAAAAAAGTTATTTTAGAAAATTTAAAAACTAAAGAACAAGAAAAGAAAGAGATAATTAACGTACCTTTAAAATCTATGGTGAATGTTGCAAACAAAACTGTAGAAAAATACATTCAGTCACTTTCTGAATCTGAAAGAAAAGAATTAAAGAAATTGTTATCCATCCCAAAAGAAACTTTAATTGAAAACTATAATAAATTAAAGTTGGATGTTTTTGAAAAATTAAACTCGCAAAAAGATACCTCAGACGAAGAAACGTCAAAGACTATAGATCAAGTTTTAAACAAATTGCAAAACGAATCGTTTAACGAATTGAATTACTATAAGTTAGGAAAACTAAACGAGGGACTTTAATTTTTGAATATAGGAAGCCTTAATGATTTGGGCTCTTTTCTTAACTGAAGGTTTCACAAACTCTTTTCTCTCAAACAAAGCTGAGTTTTGTTTGGTTCTAATAACTTTTCCTTTCAGGTCTTTTAAGGCCTTCTCAATGTTTCCTTTTTTTACTTCTACTAATAACATAAAATTTTTGGTTGTTGATATAAATATAAATATTTGTTAGATTTAATCAAAAATAAACATTCAGAGCATGAAAAAATTCTATGAAAAAAGGAAAAACCACAAAATTAAGTGGATATCGAACATTCAAAGCCCAATATGGGACTATTGATTCTCAAAACTTAAAATCAATTTACATCAACATCCAAACATGGGTAGAACCCAAAGAAGAAGTGGAAAACTGGAATAGAGTCGTTTTAAATATGACAAGATCAGTTAAACATTGTGTATTAGAAAACATAAACAAAGACACATTCGACACAAAATTTATTGTAGATTTAGACCTTAGAACAAGTGGACTACAATTAAAAAAGAAATCCTTTATGAATTTAGAAATAAATTTATTTGTGTTAGAACCAATGGATTTCAAATCCCCCAAATTAAAAAAATCAGTTAAAAATTTAATCAAAGAAGTTTATAGTGACGTTTTTAGTAAACACAAATATTTTAAATGTTTCCTTACAAAAAACGGAAATCAAAAACTTGTCAAGAAAGAAACTGAAACTATTTAGTATTTATAAATAAAATATTAAATGAGCGATTTAAAAATATTAGGACCAAGAGATTCAGGAAAAGGGATTCTTGTTGAGTATGACGCAGGATATATAGATCCAAATGAAAGAAGAAACTTATCTATGATTAGAGAGAATCGTGATATGTTAGATCATTCTAAACCATTTGAATTTTATGCGGTATTACAAAAATATAATACCCCTAATAGAAACGGGAGAGTTTATCCTGAAAAGATTCTCAAAAGAGAAGCTGAGAATTACAAAAAAATGATTCAAAAAGGAACTGCACTTTCTGAATTAAATCACCCTGAATCATCTCTAATAGATTTAGATCGAGTATCACACGCCATTACCGATATATGGTGGGAAGGTCCTGTGTTATTAGGTAAATTGAAATTACTTACAAGTCCAGGTTTTCACGAAAGAGGTATTGTATCAACTAAAGGAGATTTGGCCGCTAACTACCTTCGTCAAGGAGTTACTTTAGGTATATCTTCTCGTGGGGTTGGATCTCTTAAAAAAGTTGGTGAACAAAATGAAGTACAAGATGATTTTGAATTAATTTGTTTTGACTTAGTATCATCACCATCTACGCCAGGTGCATATCTTTTCAGAGACAAAGACGAAAGAATGAATTATGAGGAGAATTTGGATGAGGAGAAAAAAATGCAAGCAGAAAGACATATTGGTGAAACAGGATCAAAATCGCTTGACTTAATGAATAGATTGTCCGATTATTTGAATAAATAATTAATTATGGACGAAAAATATTTTGTAGCAAAAATCACCACTGATATGGTTGATGAGAACACAGGTAAGATTAAAAAACTAAGAGAAGAAAAATTGGTTCGTGGGTACTCACCTACCGATGTTGAGGCTAAAGTTACCAAAGTTTACGAAAATTATTCTATGGATTGGAGAATCACTGCAATAGTTGAATCGAAAATTGATGAGGTTATAGAAGGTTAATAGTAACAAAAAATTAAAGGAATGGGAGTTGACAAAAATGTCTTCTCCCATTTTTTTTTGTCTGAAACACCCAAGAAATAAATTTTTTTTAAAATCCATGATATTTATTTGATAATAAATGAAAAATACAAATATGGCAAACAACCAAAATGTAGTAGAGGATGCTCTTTATCAAATTAGAAATTTGGAAGAGACCTTACAAGAAAATGCAAAAGGAATACTTCAATCCACAATGAGCGAAGAAATCAAACAATTAGTAAAAGAATCTCTTAAAGAATCAAAAAAAGATGAGGAGATTGATGAGCAAGATGAACCCGTAACAGGTGGAGAAGCTGAAATGGACACAGAAACTGAAGTAGAAGATGAGGACATGGACGATGATATGGAGGCTGATGCTGAAATGGAAATGGACACTGAAGATTCTGATATGGAAGGTGAAGACGAAGTCGAAGATGTGGACATGGAAGGAGACGAAATGGAAGATGAAGAAACTATCGATATGACAGGAGCTTCTGACGCTGAAGTCTTAAGAGTTTTCAAAGCTATGGGTGATAATGATGGAATCGTCGTGAAAAAAGAAGGTGAGAATATTCACTTTACAGACGGTGATAATGAATACATGATCCATTTGGGTGAATCTGAAGAAGATATGAATGAAACAATTTACGAAATAGAAATGGACGAAGAAGACGACATGATGGAAATGGAAGATGACATGATGGAAATGGAAGATGACATGATGGAATATGACATGATGGAAATGGAAGATGACATGATGGAAATGGAAGATGACATGATGGAAATGGATGACGAAATGATGGAAATGGAAAATGAATTTGACATGGACGGTATTATGGAGTCAATCAAAAAATCTGTTAAACCAAAAGGTGTTGGAATTGGAAAAGGTCCAAAATTTAGCTATGACAAAAAACCTAACATGGGTGGAGGTTTCAATGAAAAAAGAAAAGAAGCTTTTGGAAAAGGAACTAAAGCAATGGGTACAGGTAAAGCTAAATTTGAATACAAAGAAGAAAAAGAGTGGGGTGGTAACAAAGGTGACTACAAGAGAAGTAAAGGTCACAAAGTAGGTGATAAAGATGGTCACTATAAAGACTATGAAAAGAAAGAAACTAAAGAAGCTGTGAGAACTAATAGTTATCCTAGAGCTAACAAAGTTGGTAACAGAAAAGGTTCTAACCAAAATGTGAATAGACAAGAAATTAGAGTAAGACCTAACACAAGAGTTAACGAAGAAGTTCAATTATTGAAAAATAAAAATGATGAGTACAAAAAAGCACTTGACGTTTTTAGAACTAAATTGAACGAGGTTGCTGTGTTTAACTCAAATTTGGCGTACGCTACTCGTTTGTTTACTGAACACTCAACTACTAAACAAGAAAAAGTTAACATCTTAAGAAGATTTGATAATGTTGAATCTTTGAAAGAATCAAAAAATCTGTACAGAGTTATTAAAAATGAGTTAAACTCAACTGGCTCTTCATCAGAACAAAAAATAACTGAATCAATTGAAAGAACTGTAAATAGAACTGTTGAAACAGGTTCAGCGGTAAACTTAATTGAATCAAAAACTTATGAAAATCCTCAATTCTTGAGAATGAAGGATTTAATGGGAAAAATAAAATAAACATAAACTAAAAATAAAAAACCTAAAAAAATGGGAGCATTATTAGAATCAGGTCTTGTAGGTAACATCGGGTTGAAACACCTTAAAGTTATCAAAGAAGACACAATTAACAAGTGGGACAAATTAGGCTTTTTGGATGGTCTAAAAGGTCACTTAAAAGAAAACGTTGCACAATTATACGAAAACCAAGCATCTTACTTAATCAACGAAGCAACTTCTGACGGTCAATCAAACGGAGCGTTCGAAACAGTTGTTTTCCCAATCGTAAGAAGAGTTTTCTCTAAATTGTTAGCTAACGACATCGTATCAGTACAAGCAATGAACTTACCTATTGGTAAATTGTTCTACTTTGTACCAAGAATCCAAGGATATGCAAACGCATCTTCTGAGTATGCTAACTTATATCCTAACTCGACACCTTCTAACAGTACTGCTGGTGGTGACCACTACGCACCTATTGGATCTCCTGAAGCTGTTAACGCAGGATTAAATAACCCTAATCAAGGATACCCTGACAATGATTACTATTACAAGAAAGATCTTTATGATTTATTCTATGAAGGTAATGAAGCGTCTTTAGATCCTCCAGGATTATTTGACTACTCTAAAGGTAAATGGACTGCAGTTACTGCAACTACATCTGTTCAAGCTTGGGCTGGATCAGCATTGGTTGACGCTAACATTGGAGCAGGAGAAATTATACCAGCTGGAAACTATAGAAAAGTAATCGTTAAACTTTGTGGATTTGCAAGTGCAGGAGCAGGTAAATTAATTGGTCCTGACGGTAACGAAATGGATACAGAATCATTCCTTTCTGACCTTAGATTGTACGCAGCTAACGGGTTCTCTGCTAACACAAGTTCACCTTGTAGTGTGACAACAACTACTTACAACGGATCTACAGTATACGCACCTCTATTGTTTAGAGTTGTAACTCAAATCTATGGTAAAGGTATTGTTAAATACGGAACAAACCAAGGAACTACATTCAGAAATGCAGGTAACAACAATACTGTAGATTACACACCTCCAACAGGTAACGGTGGTAACTATAATGACATTTGTGATGCTAACGGATGTATTTGGTTAGAAGTTGACCTTTCTTGTCCTGTATGTGCTGACTGTGACGCAACATCTTTAGATGGTTACACAGGTACTACAATCGCATCAGGTGGATCAGCTACTTCATTTACTGCATGGTATAGAAGATATGCTAACCTTGAGTTCGAAGATCAAATTGGTGAGGTTTCTTTTGACCTTGAGTCAGTAACTGTATCTGTTACAGAAAGAAAACTAAGAGCACAATGGTCTCCTGAATTAGCTCAAGACGTTGCAGCATTCCATAACATCGACGCTGAAGCTGAGTTAACGGCATTGTTATCTGAGCAAGTAGCAGCTGAGATTGACCGTGAAATCTTACGTGACTTACGTAAAGGTGCAGCATGGCAATTACGTTGGGATTACAACGGATGGAGAAGAATCAACAACCAAGTATCTTACACTCAAAAAGACTGGAACCAAACTTTGATTACAGCAATCAACCAATTGTCAGCACAAATCCACAAATCTACTTTGAGAGGTGGTGCTAACTGGATCGTTGTTTCATCTGAGGTTTCTGCTATCTTTGACGATTTAGAATACTTCCACGTATCTAACGCAGCTCCTGAGCAAGATCAGTACAACATGGGTATTGAGAGAGTTGGTACATTATCTGGTAGATACCAAGTTTACCGTGATCCTTACTTCCCGCCTAACCAAGTGTTAATCGGTCACAAAGGAACATCATTGTTAGACACAGGTTACATCTACGCACCGTATGTACCTCTACAATTGACACCTACAATGTACAACCCATTCAACTTTACACCTATTAAAGGTATTATGACACGTTACGCTAAGAAAATGGTTAACAACCGTTTCTACGGACGTATCACAGTTGATGGAGTTAGAACATTCGACTTGAGAGAATTGAGATAATCAATTAAAACCGAATAAGAAAAAGGTCAGAGAAATCTGACCTTTTTTATTTTATTAAAGTTCTAATAGATTTAGAGATTACTTCAGATTCACCAATTGTAAACACACCCTTAGAGTGTGCTGATTTAACAGATTCAATTAAATAATAAAGTGCGTGTTCTTTATCCATCGTACTTAATATAAGTTCTAAATGATCTTCACTTAACAAGTTAATAGACCCAAATAAATTACCATAGATTTTGTTTTCTTCTTCCATATTCAAAAAGTGAGATATTTATAATTATAATAAAATGGATAGACTAAATCAAATAATTAAAAAAGTTATTAAAGAAGCCACTTCACAAAGAGGAGGTGCTGCAGGTGCGTATGTCACACCAGTACAACCAGGTTTCAGACCTTTTAATGATGATAGTTTAGCACCATTTAATGTACCTGTTTCTAAATACGATAGTCCATTAGTCCAATATGATAGTTTAGACCATAAAATGGATTTGAGAAGGGATCAAATAGTGAAATTAGAAAAAGAGGCAAATAAAATAACTAATTTTATAAAAAAACATCCCGATTTGGCAACAGGAGATGATGATGGTGGGGTTATTAATCAATATATGTACGATCACAAAATACCTAAAGGGGATAGCCCGATGAGACCATTTACAAATAAAGTAAAATTCAATGAATGGGTTGATTTATCTTATGATAATTTATTGAACGAAATTAGTTCCACTGTTACAGCTGGACCATATAATGCTCCATTAGAAATTGGAAGTTTGGAGTGGAAAAAAAATGAATTAGATCCATTTACTGTAAAAGTACCAACAGATTTTAATAAAAAATCATTGAAAAATACCTTGAAAAATAATATTAAAAGAAATGTTGGTGTTTGGGAAAAAAATAAAGATGGTTCTTATAAAAGAGATATTGATTATCCTGAAACAATTAATGAAGACTTAGCTGTTTGGTTTGGTAAAAAGAAGAAACCTAAGGGATCTTCTCAACCAAAAGGTCCTTGGGTTAATATTTGTAGAAAAGTCGACGGAAAACACCCTCCCTGTGGACGACACGACACTTCTAAAGGTTCATACCCAAAATGTCGTGCCGCAGGAGTTGCCGGTAAAATGTCAGATTCGGCTAAAAGAGCCGCTTGTCAACAAAAAAGAGCCGCGGAGAAAAAAGACACTCAAACGGGTAAAGGACAAAAACCTGTTATGACTTCTTACAAACCAAGAAAATAACTATTGTTCAGATATTTTATTGTAAACCTTAACTAAAGAATTTTTAATATTTGATTTTACTTCAGCTTCAGTTAGGTTTCTTCTTTTTTCAGTTTCAGTATCGTATAAGTAGGTAACACGTTCAAAATCTCTACTACTCATTTTTACATCATAATGAAATACGTGATTAGTAATCTCAACTCTTCCAAAATCAATAAGGACGAAAAGACCTAATTCTTCATTTATAATGTACCTTTTGTTAGACATAGGTGCAATCATAAAATCAGATTTTTTATGTGATATCATTTTCACAACAATCTTGAATGCGGTTTTTTCATAAGGTTCTATTTCTTCATGAGTTGGCATAGATTTTCTCATTCTTTTTGCCATTTTGACCTTAAATCTTTTGTAGAGTCTTTTAAAAAAGTTTTTCATAGTTAGTGTTTATGTTTCTAACTACAAATATATAAAAAAAATATTGATTAACAAAAAGGAAGTTAAAAAAATTTAACAATATGCTCCTGAGCATCTCTTTTTACCGTCCAATCCAGGTTTGGTCCCTTTACATACCTGAACTGCGTATCCGTTGGCGTACGCCGAAGGGTAAACGTCAAACTTAGCTTTAGCTGCTGATTTACCTCTAGCACAAAGTTTCGTTCCTGTTTTTTTTCTACCTTCCATCATCACATTATCTTTCATCTCAGCATCAAATTCAGAATTTGTTTCATTCATTAAAAAATCAAAAACTTGATCTAAATTGTTTTTTGCCTCGGCAATATGATCCTGAGCCCAATCATGACCTTGATCTAATATTTCCTCGATCATATTATGATCGATTTCCAAAAGAAGATCACATTGTCTTTTCATTTGTTCCAAATTTGAAAAGAACATATATCTTGAAGATTCCATTTCTTGTTTTGATGGTTTATCTCCTATATTTTCTTGAATAACTTTTCTGATGATTTTATCTAAAACATTCATAATCAAGCGTATAATCCGTTCATTCCTCCTAATTCAACCGCATTTGCTTGAACAACTACTTGTCCATTTAAACCTGTCCATGTAGGATGAGGGGTTGATACTGAATTAACAGTCGAACCTGTACCACAAGGGCAACATATAACACAAGCTTCATATGGTGTTCCTGCAGTAAAAAACTCAAGTGTTGCGTTTAAACATTCTCCACATCCATCATAAAGGGTTACTGCAGAATAGTTTGGAACCCCAGCAGCTGCCGCAACAACTGTACCACATATAATTTGTCCATTAGCACCACTGAAAGCCCAAGTTTCACCGGCATTTAGAGTTTCTTCTCCCGATTCACCAAGAACGTATTGTTCATCAGTACATAAAAGTATTTGAAATGTTGACATGTCTTTTTTATTTATAAATACTTCTTTATTCTACTTTCTCATTTACGATTTGGAAATTTATTTGTTGTTTGTAAACATTAACCTGTCCAGATGTTGTAACTTTCAGATCGACAAAATATTCATTAGGTATTTTATCTCTCATATCAAAAATAAAATAGTATTCATTAGGTGTCCTATTTAAGTTAGTCCAATCCTGAACTATAACTTCAGTTTGACCTTCTCTAACATAAACTCTGTATTGTCCATCGACATTTGGAAGCTGTTTATTTGTTGTATATGCCTGTTTAATAATGACACCAACTTTTCTAATTTCAGAGTTTAAAATCTTTTCGTTTTGTTTCAATCCATAATAAGTAAACCCATATTGTGCGGGATCGTTTGTATTTGTACCAATTTGTACAGATCTTTTAGTTGGGTAGATAGTAAATTCATTTATCTCATTTGGTAATGAAAAACCATTTAATTTTATATTTGACCAAGTATCTGTAAATAAACATGGGGTCTTGTATCCTATAAGGGGTGGTATTGTTATTTCATAAACCCCTTTAGTTCTTTGACAAGATGGTAAATTAATTAACCCTGTAACAGGTGTTCCTGAAGAATCTGAAATTGTCACTAATGGTGGAGTATCTAAATTTTTAAAATCACCATCTTCATAAACATATAGATATAATTTGTTTACAGTTCCTAATGTAAAATTATTTCTATCATCTTCGATTAGATCATTATATGTTGTTTGAAGGTATGGTTCATAAAATGTTTGTGTATGTCTTGTAAAGAAACCTACAGAATAAGCACCTGTGGTACCCATCAAATTCTCAACTTCAGGTAAATAAGCAATACCCCAACCTGATGGATTCACAATCCCCCCAATTAATAAATCATTTATTTCGTCGGTCATATCAAATTCAATATCTTCATTACCAAATTCAAAATGTTGTATATCTACTATCGTTAATCCTGAAAATGGCATTGGTCCCAAGTTCATATTATTGTAGATTCCTGCTTGTTCCCAATTATCAATAGTTGTTGTTTGATACCAATTTGACGGTCTATTTGAATAAGCCCTATTAGGACCTAATCCATCAGGAATATCGTAAAAATCGTAACCAACACCCTCATCCCAATATTGTGGTTGATTAGGGTCTAAATCTCTTGGGGGTATTCTAAATAAAATTAAATCAAATGATGTTGCTCTTAGACTACCATCAGGCATAGATGTATTTAATAAATCTTCACTAAATGAAGAAGTGTTAGTCATTTTAAGTATATGTCTCATGTTATCAGTACATCCAGTTGAAATTACTCCTGACGCTAATTTCTCTCTTAAAAGAGTTAGATCCAAGTCAAAAATGAAACGAGAATATCCTATAGGATTTACTAAACCACCATCTCCGTAGTATAGTTGCATAACAGGATTTCTTCCCGTGTTTACATAACTATTAAAAACTATAGTATTGTTTCTATTGAAATAAGAATTATTAATTGACATTTATCTTTTATTTATAAATATCAATTAATTCGAATATTTTGATTTAGTATTGAATTGTCAGCGTCCTGTAGAATTTTGTAGATCTCTTCCAACTTAGTTCCATCAACTCCAATTGGAATCGGAGCCTCATTTATATTATGGACATGTGCTCCTAAAAAATCTACGATCAACTTTAATAATTTCATCAACTCATTTCCTCTAACCATTGGGTCAGTATTTTGTAGAATGTTTTCGGTAAAATATGGTTGTGGTATACCGTATAAAGTTTCTTTAGGTTCCAACATAATTTTTCTTTTTGAAGGTATGTCGGATTTATGTGATAATAAATATAAAAAGTCTGCTGCAACTGTTCCGTAAGAAACAGGATTAGGATTATAGGTGTTCTGTCTTAATGTTGAAGTTTCAGGTGTTAGTTGTTGACCAACAACATTTTTAGACCAAACTAAAACACTACCAAATTGTCTATCTGAGGGTAATAATTTAACTTTAGTAAAAAAGTTGTTGACCATATTGAAATCTGTTGATCCTGTTGAACTTAATTTATCAATATTATTTTTGGTTGGTCTGAAATAGAATGGAAACTGATTTGATATTTTAAGATCATTATCAAAAGGGAATTGATCATACCCTTGAATATTAATCTTTCCTTGATTTAATCCGTTTATAAATTGGTTTATAATTTTTACCCCTTCATCTAAAGTTTTTCCTGTAAATACTAAAGTATATTCAGGTCCACTTTTAAATTGATCTAACGGGGTATCCATATATATTTCGTTAGTTTTAGTTTTGTCTTTAGGTAGTAAGGAGTATAGACTTATATTACCATTATAAAACGTAGATCCTGTAACACCACCACCTGAAGTATTTCCAGTAATAGTTACTTGATTGGTAACCTCCCACTCAATTAGTTTCTTCACTAACTGAGGTTTATTTTTTAGAATAGTTTTTTTAATTGGGTCTTTCTCAACTCTTTCTAAATCAAAATTTGAAATTTGTAAAAATCCTCGATTTAGTCTTGGTGTTGGTAGATTAAATCCTGCGGTTTGGGTTGGTATGTTCTTACCTGCTCTTACTAAAACCTCATCTTGTTTTACAATAACGTCTGCGGTTCCTCTACCTAATAAGGCATTATCACCAGGTTCGGGATAAATACCTTTTGCTTGACCTTTGATTTCAAAACTTATAGGATCTTTAATATTGTTAGCTTGTTTTAAAAATACACCACTTGCTAACATTGACTCGGAATTATGCCAATTTTCGTAAAAATTGTTCTGAGGTCTTGTTATAGGACCCTGAATGTAGAATTTAGTGTTATCTACAACATAATCTTTATTATAGTAGAAAATGTGAATATACTCCTCAACCTTAGGTACTTGACTCACATAGTAAGGTAACAAAGGTAAATAAATCAATGGATCTCTTTCAGTCCAAATATCCTTTTCAGGGTTCCAATTAGTTGGTAATACATCGGCCTCAACTTGATCAATTGGTAACGCTCTAATTCTTCCTAACATTAAAGGATCTTGGTTATTAATTACATAACCTTGAAATATTATCTTTTGTTCATTCATTAGATTTTAGTTCTTTCAGTATATTCTTTATGTAATACATTATAGGTGTTTTCTAAAGCATCTAAATGGTGTGTAAGTTTGATTATAGAATCTTTTGTTACTTTGTGGTCTTCATTAATAAATTCCATTGCAATTTGAAGATCTCTATTTGATCTTTCTTTATGTTCTTTAATTATCAATAAAACTTCGTTAGCCTTAATTCTTTTTTCGTCAATTTTAAATGAACTTTCCATATGCGTCTTTTGGGATTGTTACACCAGCCGGTGTTATAGTTAATGGACCAATACCGATAGCGACTTTTCCATTCTCCTCAACTTCTTGTGCATTACCATCAATCATCGCTTTAATTGATGCTAAAAATTTATTTGGACTCCCGTCAGGCATAGGACCTGTTGGAACACCTATTTCTTGTAAATTTTGAACAGTATTCAGAAAAGATCTTGTCGGTGAATATCCGTCTAATAATTTTGCAGATAATAAAAGTGGTAATGGTAAATCCCCTCCTTTTTCTTTCAATTTATCTAACCTTTTTTTGATACCAATATTAAGTAATTGAAGTAGTTCGTCTAATACACTTTTACAATCTCTAAAATCTTTAGTAATTACCGCCAATCCTGGTATTATCGCAACAATTGCTAAAACCATTCTGTAACGTTTTTTTATTTTTTCTTCACTGATGTCTTGGAGTAATAATTTAACTAAAGCTTTAACCTCTTTTTTCAATTCATTGAAAACTTCTTTTGTAAAAATTGCAACAACCTTGGTCATAAATTCATTAAAAAATGTTCTGAATTTTTTTTGAAAATCCTCAATGTTTGAGATCTGTTTATAAAATGGTTGGTCAAACATTGCAGCTATTGTCATAATTGGTAAAACATTTTTTGGTGATAAAACAGTATTGACTAAAGCTTTTAAAAATTGCTCGAAAAAGCCTTCATCCAAAGATAGTTTAAATCCGTCATCTAGCGTTGGGTAAATTATTCCTGATGCCGCCTCAATTTCATTTAAATCTGAAGTGTCTTCATTAAATTCTAAATTATCTAAAGCCGTAAGGGTTGCCTCTAAATTTAAAGAGATTTTCAAATTTTCACATTCTTCAAATTCGATAACACCTAATTTAATGTCTGAAATACTTTGTTCTATAATTCTTAAATCAATATCATTAAATTCATAAAATGACTCATCAACATTATCAACTTCAGATACTTTAGATGATGCACCCACATTAATTTCTTTATTAGAGTCAGAACAAAGACCAAGTATTCTTTGCATTATTAATAAAGTTTTTTGGATTGTTTGTAATTTCAAAAATCCATCACCCCTACCAAATGAAATAACACCTGTAACGTAATCAGTTAGATTTGTGAAGAACTGTTTATAATCCAAAATATCTATTGATTCATAATAATCCGCTAAAAAAATGTCAACCGCTGGTACACCAACTCTTGTACTTATGTCAACTTTAAATGTTGGCTCGTTTACAACTAGTAGGGTTATTGGATCCGTATATGTTTCTATATATGTAACATTAAATAAATTTTGGTTTGATTTACCTCTATATGGGGATCCCGCAACTGCCTGATAAGGTTGATTTAAATTTTGAGTTCTTTGGTAAAGTTCTCTATTCATTGAAAATGGAAAATCATTATACTGAATAGGTTTTTTTTCGTAGAAAAATTTACCAATTTTATCGTCAGGACCCAATTCAAAAGACCCAAACAAATCGACACACCTTACTGGAACATAGTATGTTGATGGTATTGTAGTCATCGTATTACTACAACCCAAAGCTTTTATTGCTTCCTCAATTAAAATTGTTTTAAGTTGGGGTTTAATCTTCTTCAAAGAATTTAAAAATATTCTTTTGATCAATTTATCGGTCTCAACACCAGAACCTTTAGTTTCTTTTAGTTGTTTGATTAATTCTTGTAAGAAACTTTTGGCGTTTGAGGTATGTTTTTTTCTCCACTTTTTATAATCTGTAAGTGGTTGAGATAGAAATTTATTTGCGGTTTCTTGAGAACTACCCGCTTTCTTTTTTAAGCTTTCGTAACTTTTTTTGTATTCTTTATAAGTTTTATAAACACCTGTTTTGTTACTTGCTTTTTTTAATTCTTCATTTATATCGACAGCCATATAAAAATTATTTTTTCATTTTATAGGTTCCATCATTGTTGATGTCTTTTTGAAGTAGGCTTTGAATTGCAACATCATCCATATCTAAATCAGAAAGAGTAAAGTCCTGTTCTTTATCGGTTGATTTTTGCCACATTGTTGATTGTAATTTAGAAAGTGTTAATTTTTTTTCAACACAATCATTAATTATTTTTTGTTGCTTTTCAATTACAGGGCCAATAAGAGTCATATCTTCAGGTTCCTTCATCATTGTCAACATTTTATTTTGAATTCTAATTGCGGTGTTTCTTTGTTCTACTAATTCATTGTAGATTTCTTGCATCAAAGATAACATTGACTCTTTTGATAAATTTATCTCTTTTTTTGGTGGTCTTGGCATACTAGTAAATATCAATCTTTCAGTAATTCTTGAACTAAATCAAAATATAACTTTTTATATTTTTTAATAGAATTTCTTATTTCTTTAGTGGATAGATTAGTCATTTCCCTCAATTCAAAAAGAATAAGATTCTTATTAAACTTGTTGTTACTTGACTCGTGAAAAATTTGATTATAGTTTTCAAATAAGTCATAAATCGCAGAACCTAATTTGTGTTCTTGATCATTTGTCTCATTATTATCTAAATTATCTTTCAGTCTTTCAAGAAACTTTTTTATAATTGTTTCAGAACTTAATTCGTCATTATCAATGAAATATGACATTTCAGCTCTATTGGAAAGATCAGATGAAATATCTTCATAAGATATTTTTCTATTCATTTCTTTTTGATCTTTCATTATTTGACCCATCAAATAATTTTTACAGATCGTACCAAAGTAAGAATATGCTTTCTTTTCTTTAGAAGGCTTAAACTTCTCAATTTTTGTCATAAGAAAAGAATGTGTGTCTACGTGTATTTCTTCGTAGTTCATATCCTTCCTGTACAATTTATATCTTCTAATAATTGAAGATATCATTTTATCTAAAGGGTCTCTCAAAAATTCATTATATATTTTGTTTCTTTCTTCATAAGTTTCGGCGATTAAAAACATTTTAACCGCCGTCTCTTCCCGTTCATCAAAATAATTATTAGCTTTTGGTTTTCTTCCTTTCTTCTTCTTTTCTATTGAAATTTCAGTTTCATTGTTTACCATCAAATATTTTGTGGTTCATAATTTATATCTCTTTCGTTTTTGAAAAAATATTCTTTTTTTGCTGACTCAATCCAAAATCTTGCTTCATCCTGATCTAATCTATCATCACCATTTTTGTAATTCCAAAATATAGATCCTTCTCTTAAATTCATGTGTTTATAACCAATACGAGGTATTGTCATAATTTTTACTGAGTTGTGTGTTAGTCTTAAAAATAATTCATATCCGAAAGTAAGTTTAATGTTAGACTTAATACCACCAACTTCTTGGTATTTTTCTTTCTTGAAAACCATACCTGATGTTTGGAAATTTTGATATGTTTGTAATGTTTCATTTGTCAAAATTCCCATATCTGTTGATACGTTTGCTGCAAAAGTAGCTTCGTTAGTAAAACCAGCGAAAACCAACTTATCATCAACGTCAACAACGATTGGTAAAAAAGCATCTACATCTTTATAAATATCCATATATTTAGTTGCGTTTTTGAACCAAATATTTGAATATTCATCGTCAAACTCTGCAATTGAACACCATTCAGATGTTGATAACTCAACACCTCTATTAACTTGTTTTGCAAAATTAGGAGATTCTGACCAAACTTCTCTTACAACTGTCAAACCACTAAATTCATACTCATCTAAGAAGTTAGTTAAAAAATCTTCAGAACCATGAACAATAATTAGTTCATTTAAATATTCACCTTGATTTCTTATTGATTGGATACACTTATCAAAGAACTCTTTGAAGTCTATTGCTTTACCTGATTTAATAGGTAAAATAACTGATATTTTATTTTCGATACTCATAATTATACTGTTTCAATTTTAGTTAGTTGATCTTCAAAAGAAGCGATTCTACTCTCGAACATTTTACCAAATAATTCTAATGTTTCAGATTGGAATTTTTCAAAATTACTTATTGATTCAATTGTTGAATCCATATTAGAAAACAACTCAGGGTTTAAATTGTCTTCTAACCAATTCTGAATAAAATCTGATAATACGTCAACAATAATCGTTTTATTATTTACCCACAGACCATTATCTTCATTCATCCATGACGGTACATAGTCAGGAACTAAACCTAACACTGGTATACCCATTTTCATAGACTCTAATGGGAAAGTCCCAAAAGAACTTGTTTGGTCAATCCAAACTGAAATAAAACTATCTTTCATGGCTTCGCTAAATTCTTCTTCAGACAAACCTCTTAAATCTCTAAATGTAATCCATCTATATTGTGGGAATTTAGCATAGAATGATTTAATCAAGTTAGTAGTATCTCTATGATCTCTTGTGTGGATGTTCACAATAGTTTTAGGTGGGAAAATATTTTTTTGGAAAGTATCCGAAATATATGGTGAAATAACATCAGTATATACATTTCTCATAACTGACTCAATAAGTTCTTTTTGTTTGTTAGAAGTTGTAATACATTTGTAGAATCCTAATTGACTCCAAGTTTGACCTGGTTGTAAAGTCTCAAATATATGATCAAATGCTTGACAAAGAACAATTTTGCCACAAGGTAATTTAGTAATTTGGTCCATAATAAAACCATAGATTTCGGGAATGATAATTAGATCATCAGGTGAAATTTCCAAGCTAGTACCTTCAATTGCTCTGTGTTCTAATTCAGTCATATATTCTTCTCCTAACCAAGAATCAACACCGTAGTATTCAGGTTTTTCATGAAGGATGATTGAGTTATATCCATTTCTCTTCAATGTTAATGCCATTTGGTAAATGTATCTAACAGATGCCTTAGCGTTTCCTTTGGTGTCTTGTACTATGAAATAAATTCTAGACAACTTCTCTTTCATGTTGTTGATAGAATTTTCCAATTTTGTGATTTGTTCTGTATTCATATCTATTATAATTTATTTATTATTTTTTTCATCAGTAATGTGTTGAAAGAAATTTTGAAAGGGATGGAAACTTCATTAGTTTTAAATCCCATTTTTTCATCAACTATTTCGTCTTCTGTAAGAACGGTTTCTACCATATTTTTTATCATTTCGTATTTAACTAAATGAATTTGCGATTCCCCGCTTGTACCTACTAAAGCAACCTCGTCTTCAATTTTGTCTAAGTCGATATAGTAATGTTCATCAAAAATATTAAACATTTTGTTTAAGGTTTTGTATAATTTGCTCAAACTCAGAAAGTGAAGAAATTTCATAATCTGATTTGATTTGTTTATTGTAGGAAGTGTTAAACTTAACAACAATTTTACCTACAGGTTTTTCTAATAATAGAATAGGATCCGCAGTAAGTAAAATGTCTATTTGGTCCCACATATTTTTTTTTGTTATTTCACTAAAAAAAATAACTTTTTCCAACAAGCATCCAAATTTTGATAAGAAAAACAATGAAGATGGTTTTGATTTACCTATTTCTCCTGAAACAACTACTAATTCATTCTTATCTCTTAAATTAAAATAAATTTCATTAAGTATATTAAATGTCGTCATTTCTGTAGATGGAGCGTGACCAAATAATTCCATCGCATATTCTTCGTACATAAAATTAAATAACTCATCCTTACTTCTAAAAGAAAAATGTTTGTCCAACTCTAAAGAATCTACATCAGATATTTTTTTATATTCGAATTTTTCTAAAGTTTCTGTTATTGGTGTTGTATTACCTGACATATCAAGTTCATAGGTTGTTTGGGTGACCTCTTCATTTTCATTACTCTCGATCAAATGTTTTTCATATAGTTGAGTAAATTTACCAACCGTATCTCTCAATACACCATTAATATCAATCCCTATCTTCATCATATTTTTGTAATATTTTAGTAATTATTGGATTTCTTACACCATCTTTATCGCCAAACTCAAAAATCCCAATTCCGTTTATACCATTAAATCTTGTTATCGCATCATAAAGACCTGAGTGTTTTTTATCTTTATATCTATCGGTTTGCTCAATGTCGCCAGAGATAAAGAATTTAGTGTTGGTACCGATTCTTGTCAATAGTAATTTCATTTGTTTTGGTGTTGCATTTTGTGCTTCCTCAAAAATTAAAATTGAATTGTCTATTGTCATACCTCTCATATATGCCAAAGCAAAAACCTCAATTACTTCTGCATCTTTTAATTTTTCTCTAGCCTCTTTACCAATAATTTTATTTAACAAATAGTAAGATGGGAAAATATATGGATCTAATTTTTCTTCTAAATTACCAGGTAAAGCCCCTAATTTTTCTTCTGCCTCAACCGCTGGTCTTACAATTATGATTTTATCATATCCATTACCATCATCTAATAAAAGATCTACCGCTGTTTTCATGGCAATAAAACTTTTACCAACACCCGCAGGACCTGAACAGATTGTAATTTGATTATTTAATAATGTTTCGTAATATATTTTTTGATTTTCGGTAAGAAATTTACTTTTTTGTTTTTTCTTAACTACTTGGGAGATTACATCTCTTTTAGAATTCAAAGGTACATAAGGTTCCTCTGTTGGTTGTGGTTTTCTTCTTGTCATATTTTAATTTTACTCTACGATGTTTTATTTGTCAACATCAAGGTTTATTGAGTTTATTATGGAATCTATACTGTTTGAAATGTTATTTTTTGGTTCCCAATTTAAGATCTTTTTGGACTTACTTATATCGGCCCATATTTTTTCTATATCTCCGGTTCTTTTTGGATATATTTTATAGGGTACATCATAACCTTTATTTTTAAATGTGTTGATAATTTCCATAACACTATACCCATTTCCAGTACCAACATTGATTATTTCATGTGTTATATCGTTGACAATATTTAATGATTTTACGTGAGCATTTGCTAAATCATTAACGTCTATATAATCTCGTATTGCAGTACCATCTTTTGTATTGTAGTCGTTACCAAAGACTCTCAAATATTCATATTCTCCTTTTATAACACCTATTAAGTATGGCATTAAATTTTCAGGGACACCATTTGGTTTTTCGTAAATAATTCCTGTTTTATGATTACCGATAGGGTTAAAGTATCTTAAGCAAACACATCTGATATCTGTGATATCTTCTATTATTGTTTCACAAATACTTTTAGTTAGTCCGTAAGTTGTTTTGGGTTTTTTTACTGGTGTATATTCGTTTACTGGATAGTTATCAGGTTCACCATACACGGTACAAGAAGATGAAAAAATTAAATTTTTAACGTTAAACTTTTTCATCATTTCTAATAATGTAATTGTACCAACAACATTATTTTCATAATATTCTAATGGTTTAATTGTAGATTCATATACAGATTTTAATGCCGCAAAATGAATTACGTCAGTTATTATATTCTCACTCAAAATTTTATTAAGTAAGTCTTTATCCCTTATGTCACCGATATATAGTTTTGGTTTTTTATTGGTAATAACCTCAATCTTATCTAACATGGTTAGATCTGAGTTAGACAAATTATCTAAAATTATAACATTGTAGTTATTTTCTATTAATTGGACAACAGTGTGGCTACCAATATATCCTAAACCACCTGTTACTAGTATGTTTCTTATCATATATTATTTTCTAATTTTATTATAGTTACTCTCAAAAAAATGTATAGTTTCTTTCAAACCTTCGTAAATTGGGGTAAATTCAAAATTAGGTAAATAATGTTTTATTTTGAAATTGTCTGACGGTTTTCTAAATTGACCGTCAGGTTTTGATGAGTCATATATTACCTCACCTTTAAAATTCATTAATTCAACAATTATACTTACGACATCCATTATTTGTACTTCTTCTGAAGTTGACAATATAATTGGTTCATTTTCATTATAATTGTGTAAAACCCATTCAGTTAGTTTTGCAACATCCCTACTAAAAATAAACTCTCTCAATGGTTTTCCAGAACCCCATATTTTAAGTGGGGTTTTATTTTCTCTTGCTAAATAACATTTATGTATAAGAGATGGTATTACGTGTCCATTAACTACATCGTAGTTATCGTTTGGACCATAAATGTTACAAGGTATGACAGATTTATAATTTAATCCGTATTGTTCTTTATACGATCTGATTTGAATATCTGTCATTCTTTTTGAATATGCATAAGCGTCGTTAGAGAAATGAGGTGGTCCTAAATGAATTTTTTTCTCAGTTAGAGGATAATCAACTTGGTCAGGAAAGACGCATGTTGATAAAAAAGCCACTAAATTTTTAACTTTAGATAATCTAGCACCCTCAATCACATTCGTATTCATCATTATATTATCGTAAAAAAATTCACCTTTGTGATTCATATTACCACCAACACCACCTACTTTACCTGCACAATGTATGACACCATCAAAATGTTTAACCATTAATCTATTAGTGTCTTCTGTTTTTCTTAGATCATATTCTTTTGATGTAGGTTTGAAATATTGTTCACCGACAAACTCAGAACCAACTAAACCATATCCGCCTGTTATTAATATTTTATTTTCCATAATAATCTAACCAATATTCAACCATCTCATCTATCATAGATTCAAATGTGTATTTAGGTTCCCAAGACAAAGCTTTTCTCATTTTAGTTGAGTCTCCTTTTAAATTTTCTAACTCTTCAGGTCTGAAATGTTTTTCGTCAACAATAACATAGTTGTTAAAATCTAAACCTAATTTTGAGAATGTATATTTACATAGATCCCTCACAGAGTGAGATATACCAGTGGCACATACATAATCATCAGGTTTATCAGTTTGTAACATTAACCACATTGCTTCAACGTAATCTTTTGCATGTCCCCAATCTCTCGTTGCTTCAAGATTCCCCAAATGTAATTTATCTTGTAATCCCAAACTAATTCTTACTGCCGCTTTTACAACTTTATTAGTTACAAAGTTTGTCCCTCTTCTAGGTGATTCATGATTAAATAAAATACCATTCCATATTTTCATACCATAAGAATTTCTATAATTTCTACAAATATTATATGAAAATACTTTTGCACACCCATAAGGTGACACAGGATTCATTGGTGTTGTTTCTCTTTGATAACCATCGTTGTCAATACTATTACCAAACATTTCAGAAGAAGATGCTTGATATATTTTTGAATGTGGTGAAACCAACCTAACCGCTTCTAATAAATTTAATGTACCAACACCTGTAACATTTGCTGTGTATATTGGTTGGTCAAAACTAATTCTTACGTGAGATTGTGCTGCTAAATTATAAACCTCATCAGGTTGTACTTTACTTAAAACACGAACTAGTGAAGCCATGTCAGACAAATCAGCATATTCAAGATTTACTGAATTACTATCTCTAAGATTTTCAATTCTTGATGATTGAGTTTCAGAAACGGAGTTTCTTTTTACTGTTCCCCAAACTTCATAACCTTTTTCTAATAAAAGTTCCGCCAAGTAAGAACCATCCTGACCGTTAATACCTGTTATCAACGCTTTTTTCATATATTTTCGTTTACAATTTTTATAACTTTATTTAATTCTTCATCTGTCATTTGATGATTGTTTGGTAAATACAATCCGTACTCATGTACTAATTTTGAATTTGGTAATTCTTGTTTACCATATCTTTCATACCAAAACGGATGTTCATTAATTGAACCACAAATTAATGGTCTACACTCAACATCATTTTCATTTAATTTTTCAATTAATTTATCAATATTTTTTGTAATTATTGGGAATGAAAAATTTGACACGTATGATCCTTTTGGTTCTGAAACATTCCAAAAATCATTTTTTATTTCATTTTTATATTTCAAATAATTTTTATGTCTGTTTTCAACAATTTGATCTATTTTTTTTAACTGACCTAATCCTAAAAATGCTTGTAGGTCTGTTGATCTAAGATTGAAACCTGGATAATAGAACGTATATAGAGCCCTAAAATTATTTATATTATATTTTTCCCTCAATTTAATTTGAGTTTCTTTTGGTAAATCTCTATCCCAACCATGTGATCTAACTGATAGTAAAATATGGTATAATTCTTCATCATTTGTAGATATCATACCACCTTCTATAGTTGAGATATGGTGACCAAAATAAAAAGAAAATGTTGACATCTTACCAAAAGTACCAACCATTTTATCGTTATATTTTGAACCAATAGACTCACAAGTGTCCTCAACTAACAAAATATTATTTTCATTACATAGTTCGACAATTTCATCCATATTATTAGGAATCCCTAAAACATGAACTAAAATAATTGCAGATGGGTCGTCTTTTTTAATAATTTCTTTCAAATGATTTATATCTAAACCTAAATTATCCACATCACATTCACACATTATTGGTTCTAAACCAAGTTGTATTGCGGGTGTTACGGTAGTAACCCAAGAAACGGCGGGTACCACAATTTTTTTATTTCTCATTCTATTTGACAACATAAGAGAATATATTGCCGCTAAATTTGCAGAAGAACCTGAATTAACAAATACCGAATATTTAACTCCTAACCACTTAGACCAAGCCTTCTCAAATTCGATTGTAAGATCTCCTTTTGTTAATCTTGGGTTTGTTTTTAACCACTCAATTAATAATGATACATCATCAAAATCAATGGTGTCTTTAACTAACTTTATACTCATATATGTCTTTTATTGAAAGATTTAATAGGTCATTATAGTTAGAATATTTTTTACAACTATAGTAACCATTTCGTTTATTATTTAAATTGTTCTTATTATCAGTTAAAATATATTCATCTAAATTTTTATTGTATAGTGTAAAGATATCCTTGATAAAGTTTTTTACATTATATAACTCACCTGACCCTACTAATATGTCCTCATTAGTTTTTATTGATTCATTCACAATTACACTTGGGTGAATTAAATCTCTTTCAAAATCTACGTTACCAATTGAAATTTTTTCGTCATTCAAAATTGATTTGAATATTTTACCAAACAAGAATCCCTCTTTTCTGTGGACTGAGTTAAAATTAAATGGGTAAATAATAATCACATTACTATAGTTTTCTCGATTGTTATTTATGTGATTACATAAATGTTCTTTAGATGTGATATATGATGTTGGGTTATAATTATATGGATCATTTACCGACACACAGCCATCGTATTTATTCCACAATTCAGAAGTAGAATAAATTACAATTTTATTACATACGTCTTTTAACTCGTCTATTACTTTCAATGTGTAATTAAAATTAACTTCTTTAAAAAAATCTAAAGTTTCATTTAAGAATGTTCTTTGTTCCGCAAATAAAAGATATATCCTATTATATTTTTTTTCTTTTATTTTATTAAAATCTAAATTTCTTGAGGAAATCTTTTCGTAATCTTTTGGGAAATAATAACTTAATTGTGAAGTATTCCCAATTACTAAATTATTCATTTACCCCTTTGTATAATTTAACAGAATCCTCAACTAAAGACTTATTATTTACTATAGAATTTTCAACCATTCTATTAATTGCTTGGACGTATTTAGGTCTTTTAATTTTAAAACAAATATCTATTTTTCTTTTCAATTCCGCAATTTCATTATCAGACTTTGCGTCACTAATGGCATCTTCTAAATACCACATTCTACAATGTAAAATTGATAATTTTTCAATTACTTCACCTAAATTATCTGTCTCAATGATATCTTCAGGTAATTCGACATTTTTACCTTCGTTTAAAAGTTTTTGTGTCTTGTTTTTAATCAAATCTTCTATTTTTTCTCCGATCATTATTTAATTAATTTTTATAAATTTATTGTGTCCTTCTGTGTTGTAACTATCTGGGTAATCCCTAACATAAGTATGATAATAGAATAAAGGTTTATCAAGTCTAAATGAGTTGATAAAATCTTTGAATGATGATTGCATTATATGAACTTCATTAGCATTCTCAATAATCCCTAACATATGGAATAAATTATATTTAACATCATTTTCAATTATTTTTAAATCTTTTCTAATTTTATTCCTGTCAATTGAAAATCCCCTTGTTTTGTCGTCGTGAATAAATATATAATCCTCCCCTGTTGGGTTCAACTCATTCATGATTTGTTTTTCTAATTCATAGTCCCTTTCAAACTTAAACTTTGTGAATCTGTACTCAAATGGTATATTTGCCGTATTATAAAAACCAATATCAAATGTTTTGGGATTACCAATCCAAAGACTATCAAAACCAACTTTTATTAAATCATTATGTAGTTTATTACGATTTATATAATTAATAACTTCGTTATCATCTTTTAACGGTATTATTTTTATTCTATCGTCATCTCTGAACATACATGATACATTTTCATAATTGTTTGTTTTACAAAATATAGAAATTCCATCATGTAAATCACAAAAATGTCTTACAAGTCCGTTACATATTATATGGTCACCTAAACCTAAATGGTGGTAAATATATTTCATAAATTATAAAATTAACAAGCCCAAGAAGCATCACCCGTTTTATTATACCAAATTAACGTTGAGTCAATTGCCATAGATTTATTAAATTTAAATAATACATCCATACAAAAATCGTAATCATATGATAGGATTCTATTTTCATTCCACTTAATATGATCCAAAACACTTCTATGAATTGTTGTTGGTCCACCACAAACCCAAAAACCTACACAACAACCATAAGCTCTATTATTTGGGTCAGGAAAATAGTTTAAAGGTCTTTCAGTATAATTCCCATCCCCAAAATGATCACTATACAATTTTTTTGAATCCGCAATTTTTATGTCTTCAATTTTTATTTCATCAAATCCCGTTTCATATTTATAAGAATGATTCAAATGTAGTATGTCATAATTTTTAAAAAAATGTTTTATAATTTCTATTCTTTGTGGATGAGGTATATCGTCTGAATCGTGATAAGTTATATATTCACATGTGGTATGTTCAGACCCAATACCTCTGTTAGGACCCTCCATAACTTGCCTGTTGTTTAACACAAATTCTAATCGACCAAAAGAATTACTATATTTAGATTTTAATTCTTCAATAAGTTGAGAATTAATTCTGTTTCCTTCTGATACGGATATAATTACTTCATCAGGTTTTTCAGTTCCATTTTCGTAATTTTTTAATATACAATCTATATAACGAAAGTGATTTGGTGTTGATGGGATTACTAAGCTAATTTTCATTTGTTTATAGTTTATTGGTAATTTATTGTTATTGGATAGTGTAAGTTTTTAAGAATATGATCCTTATATTTTAAGGTAAGGGGGTGAAAAATATTACCATTTATTACCGCCCATCTTATTGGGTAATTAGACATCTGCCCTGTATTTGGATTTATATGGTCTTTAGAATCTCTACCCCAAGAAGATGGATTTTTTTTAAGATCCTCTAAATATCCATCCATCTTTTCGTTTAATCCATTCCACCAATCTCTTGTAAATGGTGTATTTTTTTTACATATAAATGCACCATTACCAATCAAATGAAACCATTCTCTTACTATGTGTGATGAACTCCATTTGGTACCATCTTCATTTGTTGTAAAATCCAAACAATATTTTGACTTAGTTGGGTCTAAATCACAGTTTTCTAATCTTGCAACATGACCAGGTTCCTTTTCACCATAACCTATAGCATATAAATTTTCATTATTATTTAATTGATTAAAAAAAGGGATCCAAGAACCTAAAGTTTTTTTTATGTCAGAATAACCACCACCATAATGATGCATAAAATAACATTTAAGATAATCCCCTTTTTGTATTTCAGACAAATATTGATACCCTTCGTGTAGAGGATAGTCAGGTAAAATATAATCTTTAAGATTATCTTTAGTTATAAAAATAACTTCACAATTAGATTTGTTTCTTAAATCGTTCAACGAGACATGTCTATTCTGTGACATATCTTCATTATTTAACCACCAACAATATATTTTATGTTCTAACATTATATTAAATTAATATGTTCAGGATGTAATAATTCATCTTTATCATTGAAGGCTTGACCTACAAATCTTTTTGGTTCTCTTTTTGTTGGAAAAGGTTTTTTGTCAAAAAACTCATCGTGTACTAAAGAGTTATTTTTTACTGTCGGGTAGATTACATCTCTTAAAAAATTTTGGTCAACTTGCCAAAAATTACCTTTAACGTAATTTTCTATTTGTTGTTTAATGTTTGGAGTTACTCCTTTTTTTGAACCCCACATACCACCAAGTATTGCGGTTGTGTGCCAAGGGTGGTCCCTCATTATATGAAATCCTTTATCCGAATTTAACCATTCATTAACAGCTTCTTTTTCTCTATTGTTTAATCTTGAATCGCAGTCCCTGACAATAACAACATCAACATCATCTTCACCGGCGGGGTAAAATCTCCAAAACATTCCAGTCCAATCTCCCTCATTATCCATTTCAATAACTTCAGTATTATCAAAATTTCTCAAACTTTCAATAATATTATTTGGTGTTGATTTACCAATATAATATCTACAAACCCAATCAGAATAAATTTCTTTTGCCAATTCGGCATTTCTAATTGCTCCCTGAGTGTAAACTGGATTGTCACCCCATAAACTAAAAGAAATTATTTTTTTCATAAATCAAAATTATTTTTTTGTCGTCTCATAAAAACTCCCATATCGTGATTATTATTATTTACGTTTAATTTATGAATTTGATCTCCACCACCATAACCCCAGTCTGGATGTTCGTGGTGAATAATTACTTGATCGATGAATGTCTGTTTTTTCAAAATGTTACCAACCACCATAAATTCATTATCCGCCCATAAAGATTTATAATCAGGGTGGTATATGTAGTTGAATCTTTTATAATATTCTCTACCTAAAATACATAAAGTGTTAAGGTCTTTTCGGTTTCCATCATGAAACCATAAAATACCGTCAGTATCAGGATAGATATCTTTCATTTTTGTTCTAATAATGTCATCATAACCTTTTATTTTTGGTATCATGTCATCTGATGCCAACAATATTATGTCCCAATCACCAACAACTATATCCCTATTTACGGCATGTATTTTGTTTACACTCTCACCTATTGAGTATTTTAAGTTTTTGTATGTTGAGAATTTATGAATAACTTCATCGTTATTCATTGAATGGTCGTCTGAATCTATAGAAATTTGAAATTCAATTAAATCTAAATTGTTGGCAAAGGAATAATACATATCCAAAACCTTAAAAAATTTTTCTTGTCTACCTCTAGTTGGAAATTTGATTAGTATTTTCATTAGTGTCTTACATTATAATATATTTCAGGGGTTATGACCCAATTATTTGTTAAACCTTTTAATTTCATTAAAAAATCAAAGTCTTCACCATCACGATTAACATCAAATAAAATTGTACCTAAACTTCTTTTAAAACAGAAAGATATACCTACCCTAGAGAATCTCAGGTCGTTTTCGGTAAGGCCAGGTAAAACTAACCCATTTAAATATTTCATTCTCCAAACAACAAAATCATTTTTTTGATATTTCTCTGAAAGTGTTTGTACATAATTTGGATGTATAGTGTCATCATCGTCTAAAAATCCAATCCATTCGGTGTCTGCAATTTTAATCCCTTCATTTCTTACCAAACCAGATTGACCGTTGTTTGGTCCCATCAATCCTTTTTTTGGTAATCGGATAGTTTTAATTTTTTCATTATTAAATTCAGTCCCGTCAACTCCATCATAAAGTATAATTGCTTTCCAATTTGAATTAGTTTGATTCAATAATGAATCTACTGTTCTTAAAATTGTTGGTCTATTTAAAGACGGGATTATAAAAGTTATAATTGATTCCATATTAATTTGATATTATAGCGTATTTTTTAAATTTATCAAAATTTTCCCTTATGTATGGAGACATTATTTGGTCAAATTCATCAATATATTCTTTTTTAGATTCATCAATATTTCTTGTTAATGATTCGTAATGATATGCAACACACTCACCACAACAATAATTAAGATATCCATTTTTTATTATTTGTAAATTTAAATATGCATCCTCAAAACAATGTGTAAATTTCTCATTAAAACCACCTAAAGAATCAAACATTTTTTTTCTGATCATCATTAATGCTGCGGTATTACCTCCGACTTCTTGAGTTTCGGTTATAAATTTATAATATGTTTCTTTTGTCAAATGATCAACAAGTATAGTCTTAGAGGTTTGTTTCATTATTATTGAAATTCCGTCGTGTTGAACTGTATTGTTTGGGTAGTGCAGTCTAGCACCAACAGTACCTACTTTGGTTTTTGTTTTAAAAGTTTTTAACATTCCGTAAATGATATTATTTAATAACTCAACATCATTATTACAAAATAACAAAAACTCATAATCATTAGTAATGTGATTTTTAACAACATCATTATTTATCTTACCAAAATTGTAGTAATCATATTCTATTAAATTTATATTACTAATATTTTCTTTGACCCATTTTTTTTCTTCTTCTGAAGATCCTGTATCGGCAACAAAAATATCATATAGATTTTCATCACAATTTTTACGAAAAGAGTCAACACATTTTTTTAGGATTTCAACTTTTCCCTTAGTTGGGATTATAACCGCTACTTTACCAACATTTTTTATTGGTTTAATTTTAATTTGTGGAACATAGACTTCAGATGGTTTCAAATCTAATGGTAGATTACTTCCCCATTTCTCAAGAAATTTTTCTTTACTATCAAAAAATTCTTTATTTGGTTGACCCACGGATTCATGAATAATCTCAAAAGATGAGGTGACCCCAATTTTTACACCATCTAAATAATTTGGTAAACAAAACAAATGATCATAGAAGTGAAATTTACCAATTGTTTCATCAAATTTGTGTTTAATTTTGTTTTTATCAAAAGAAATAAAAAGACCATCAATTGTTACAACAGGAATTAAAAATGGTAATTTTGAAGAATATTTATTTAACCATTTTTTTTGACCTTCGGGGTGGTGGTAAACTTGACCTACCATTGTATAATGCATCCTATCCCAATAAACTCCTGTTTCAGGAAAATAACATGATCCCGCTTTTCCAATTATACCAAAACTATTATTATTTGAAAAATCCTCCAATAATTTTTTACCCCAATTTTTCTCTAATTTAATATCATTATGACAACAAACCACAATATTATAAATAGATTGTGTAATACCACTATTATAAACTTGTGAAAGAGAATATTGATTGTGATTTACAAACTCTAAAATTTGAACATCTTTTAAACCAACAGTTTGTAATAAGTGTTGTTTAAATTTGTTATTATAGTTTTCGTCTTTATGTGTTGAATAAACTATTGTAATCATACCCCTGTTGATCCGAAACCGTTATCGTTTCTATCTTTATTTTCTAATTTATTTTTTTCAATAAATTCAACCCATTTTCCCGATACAACAGGACAAAGGACTGCTTGAGCAATTTTTTGACCCTTTTCGATTTTTACTTTTTGATTTGTCGTATTAAATAATATGACTTGAATTTCACCTAAATACCCTTGATCTACAGTACCTGGCGAGTTTAAAACCATAAGACCTTGTTTAAGTGCTAAACCGCTTTTAGATCTTACTTGTATTTCATATCCTTCAGGAATGTCAAGGATCAAACCAGTGTTAATTAATTTTCTATCAAATGCGTGTACCCAACATTCCTCAATTGAATACAAATCAAATCCTGAATCAGATTCATAATTATACGATGGAAAAACCGCATCTTCATTTGATTTTACAACCCCCATTTCAATTTTAGGGACGTACTCTTCCATTTCCTTTTCTAATTCCTCAATGTCAATTCCAAAAGAATCCATAATTGCATTGTAATCAATATCATCGGATTCATCTACTTCAATTTCATCAAGTAGTTTCATTAACATGTTTATTTCTTCCTCGTTAATGTTATCTAATTCTTCACTCATTATTTTAAACTTTTTAATTTCATTATTGCGTCAATTAATACCTCAACATCTCTTTCGCAATATTCAGATATTTCTTTCAATCTGTTGTGTCCCCAATATGCTTCGTGAACCATTCCCCCGTTTACCTCACCATCTTTTGGTGTTGGAATATCTAAACATGCACACATCAAATCTAATGAACCAATAGCAGTGTACGCACCATATTGCCAAATTTCTTTAGTATCAATTGCCTTTACTTCCCATGGTTTTGTATCATATGAAGGAAGAATCTTTGATGGCATAATTCCATTCACAATCATTCTTTTCGCTAACATTGGAATGTCAAAGTTTTTAAGGTTATGACCACAAAGATAAAAATCCAATTTATGACATCTATTTAACAAATCCCTAACCTCTAAAAGTAATTTGTATTCATCATCTCCCGAAAAAGTTTGTTTTTTTGTTTCACCATTGTCTAAAACAAACGCCATAGAAACACACACAATTTTTGCAAATTCAGGAACAAGTGCTGATCTTTTTTTAAAAACAATGTCCATATGTTCTTCTGTTGTTCTATCTTCTCCCCATTCTTTGTCTTCAGGAAATCTTTTTAGAAACCAATCAAAATATTTGTCAAATTGTTCTGCAACTCTTGGGTTTGATTGAAGACATGTTTGGTAATCGGCACATCCGCCAACAGTTTCTATATCTAAAAATAAAATTTTTGTTATTGGGATATTAATCATGATTATTTAATTAAAGATTTGTAAAATGATGCTCTTTCACGTGACACATTGTTTATATCATATTTGTCTTTTACGGTTTCGTATAACCTTTCACCAAGATCTACAATCATATTCGGGTTTTCAACAAGTTTTTTAATATTTTTTACCCAATCACTATGATTTTTTGACTCATCAACTAATAATGCATTTCCATCGACAAACTGACCATTTTTTAATGAATGTTTCAAATCAATTGTGTAAGGACCTATATTGGAGGCTATGAGAGCTTTTTTGTAAAATCCGGCCTCAATAACTTTCAATTGAGATTTCATTCTATTAAAAATGTGATTTTTAATTGGTGCTAATGAAATGTCAAATTTAGCGTAATTTCTTGCGTATGAATCAGTAGGTCTAGTCCAAACTCTAACATAGTTTTCAGTTTTGATTGCGGGATATTCTTCCTCTTTAAATCTATCTAAAAACAATTTGTATTCAGGTGAAATAATTTTATAGTTGTCTGTAAAAATATGTTCATACATCGACCAAACCGTTTCTTGAGGCTTAATCGGTCTTTGTCTTTTTTCTCCAGTATCTTTGTTAATTTCTGTAACACTTCCTCTTGTGTCAAAACCACAAAGATAGTATTGTAATTTTTCTTGTAGAGGAGAAAGTTTATTAACCATACCATCTAACAACTTTAAATCATGTAAATGTGATGATCCACCTAACCAACCAACACGAACTTTATCAGAAGGAAGTGTTGGTTCTGTAAACTGACCTTCTTTTGGATCAATTGCGTTAGGGAAAACAATAACATTTTTGTTAAATTTTCTAATTTCGTTAGCAAAAATTTCTGTAGTTGTTGTTACATAATCTGACGCCTTTAGATTTTCTACAATCTTAAGGTGCATTTTATCATTAATAATTAGGTTGTGAATTGGGTGTTCTTTTGTAGGTAACCAATAATCGTCAATATCTGCAATTACAATAATACCCAAACTCCTCAAAGACTTAATTATTGTTGGACATTGATCCAAATCACCAAAATTTCTATGAAAATGAACTATTTGATAATTTTGCCAATAATTCAAATCATTAATTCTTGGTTTATAATCAATATCAATGTGGAAATCATTAGGATATAAATTTTGTAGATTGATGTGTGGATCTACTGAACGATATTTACCAACACCACTTGTGTCGGAAGGTAATACTAATACTTTAATTTTAGACATAAATTTCTTTTGTAGAAATCTAAGAATTTTACACACAATAATCAATAATAAAAAAAAATACCCATCATAAGATGAGTATTTATTTCACGCCTGAAAAGTATTTTTTATTTTGCGATTTTTTTAACTTTTAAAACTTTACCTTCAAATAAATGTTGACCAACTCTAAATTTAAACATTTCCCCACTATTTGACTCAGATTCAACCAAAAGACCGTTTTCTTTTAAAACGTCTTGGACTGTTTCTCTAACAATTTCTCTTATTTGATTTGCCGATAATGAACTTGATGTTTGTACTTGTTGTGTTTGTTGTCTTTGTTTACCTTCAATAATTTGATCTCCTTTAGCATTTGTATTCATTAACCTTGAAGCTTTTTCTACTAAATCATTACTTAAAACCGCTCCTGATGACATACCCATTGTAGGTTGTTGGATGGGGTGTTCCATCATTAGTCTTTTAATTTCGTCAGGTAATTTAGAACTTGCAATTCTATCTTCCATAGGTATATTTGATTGTCTTGGTTGTGATACAGGTCTTGATTCTTCTAAAATATCTGCAGGTAAATTGTATTTTGCAACAGGAGCGTCATAACTTTCAACCATTGGACTTGAGTAATCATTTCCCATGTTTATGTTACGAGCTTGACCTCTACCCATATCATTATGTTTTTCCATGATCTTTTTTGAGACCATTAATTTTTGTAGTAATTCTGCTTCTGAATTCATATTATGTTATATTTTCGTTTCCAAATACTGCGTTAATTATCATTCTTTCCATACTTCTGTCCCCTGTAGGATTGTAACCTGGTCGAGGCGTATCAAAAATTTCTTGAGTAGGTCTAATAAATTCCATTTTATCTACTCTAAAAAATCTCCAACTCGGAAGAGGTTTTTTTCCTAAAAAAGCTCTATGAGAAGATCCTTCTCTATCCCAAGCTCTTAATACAGGGTTACCTTTTTTACTATAACCGTAAGCTACAGGTTCAATAACTCTTAAACCTTTACCTCCAGGTTCATCACCGTTGTAATAAATAACACATACTTTTTTATTTCTTATAGCATCAGTTATTTGATCAGCTGTTGCTACCTCTAAAATAAGTTTATTTAATGTGTTGTAAAGTTTCATTATGCTGATGGAGTCGTATATGGTTTGTTTGGTTGGTATTCATTGATTTTTATTTCATTTTTTCTTTCAATAATATCAATTGATGAACCACCATTGATTGTATCTAAGAAAATTCCTGTACCTTTACCTGACTCATCTCCATCTGACAAAGCATCAGGGTTAACCGCAGAATAAGGATTTACCGTTTTGTAATCGTTTTTTACAAGAAGGCTCTTTCTTTGGATGTCAGCAACTGCAGTCAAATCATTTGCTGGTTGGCTAAAATCTAATCTTTCTGTTTGCATTTTAAATTATTTGTTTCATTATTTGGTTTATTCTGTCAAGGTCTTCTTTAATTCTAACATCTTGTGAAAAAGTGCTATGTTCTTTAGAAGGTCTTAACATATCCGCAATAGGTCCTAAATCTTTAATTAATTTATCATCTATTTCATCCGGCATATAATCGTTTTGTACTTGATTTGAAAAATTATCATTTTTTCTTAGTCCTTGAATTGTATTCTCAACCCAATTTTTCATGTAGTCGGCACCATTCAAAATAAAAGGAGCGTCCGTCCCATCACCCTCATAATTGTCAAACCAATTCTTTATTCTACCAAGTTGTTGGTACGTAACATATCCGGTATCTCTTAATTCTTCATTTCTTTTGTGGCCCTCAATTGTAGGGTCTGAATTAGGAATATGATCAAAACATACTTGAAGATACTCGACTACTTCTTTTGGTAGTTCAATAGTTTTATTATATAAATTACTATTCACCCTGTTTTAAATGTTTTACCAATTTATCAATACTAATACCTTCTTTATCTGCAAGTCTTTTAATTGCTTCAATATTTCTTATTAAAATTTTAGAAACTGGTTTAGATAATTTATCATCTTCTTTTGTTTTCTTTACAACTTCTTTGTCTTTAGTTTTTTTTGATAGTAATATTTCATCAATTAAACTTTCCATTTTTTCTTTTTCTAATTCAGACAATCTTCTTTTTGTAAAACAATTTTTACATTTACCTTGTTTCTTTTCGTTTTTTAATTCTTTATCTAAGTTTCTATCAAAACCCAATCTTTTTAATCTCTCATCCCTTTCAATGGGATCCTCAACTTCCATCTTTTTCAATATTTTATTTGCGACATCATAAGTAGGCGCAAATTCGGTTTCCTCAAAACCAAAAGACTCTGATTGATCAACTTCACTTAATGTGTTATTTTTTACATCTTCAGATTCACCATAGTAGACACGGATAAAAGGCCATTGTTGTGCTCTAGTCATACGAACCGTTTGGTCCATAGTCTTTTTAGCTAAGTTTCTTTGATTTAGGACAGGGATATTAGAACTTATTAAAGATCCGTCAGGATCAACTAACTCATCAATTTCACCATCTTTAGTTTCTTTTTTAGTTTTAGAATCAATTAATTTATGAACTTGCTGTTTTGTTAATTTTTTACCCGATTTTAAAATTTTTGAAATTACATCTTGGATTTCTTCAAATACTGATTTATCAACTTCAATAAATTCATCTTCTTTCCTAGATTCAGATAATGTTTCAGATACAGAATAATATACACCAACTTTACTTCCTTTATCTTTCAAAAAGAAATAATAAGGTTTTTCAAAATATTCTTTATTCAATTCTATCATGATATAGTTTTTACAATAAATACTTTCATTTGTTGTATTTATAAGTAAAACTCATGGCATACCAAAATATAAATCAATATAACTACCCAAAGTTAAAGTTACAACTCATTTATGATGGGCAAGATATGTCTTTGGCGTCTGATGAGGTAGACTTTAATCAAGAGGTAGTTTTTTCTCCATATATAATAGGTGCCGACAATGGTGAGAAATTACCTGTGAATGTTGATTTGAATAGTCCATTATCAACTCAAAACTTAAAATTAACCTATGGTGTATATAACCCTAATAATGTTGTAATCTCAGAATCATTTTATGAACCTAAGGATTTACGAATTGATTGTTTTACCGCAGGTACAACTTGTGATATTGGTTTAACGGGAATAGATAATGGTTTAGTTGACAATATTGTTGGTGAAACTTTAAACTATACAAATGGTTTATTCACAGACGCTGTTAAGTTTGATAGAATGTTTTATGATAGACGAATGAAGTTTATTCAAACAACTACAAATGTCCCACAAAATAATAAATTTTCAGGAATACCAAAATATACGGCTTATGAAATGGTATCTAAAAATAATCCACAAGTGGGTAGATACGTTGAATTATATGGTGGGTTTTATCAAGGATTTTATAAATTATTTGGTTATGATTATGAAATCTTACCTGAAAGAATGAAAAAAGGTTGGTCTGTAGAAATGATCTTAAAACCTAGACTGATTAATGAATACATCCCAAAACCTGGATACGAAACATTAAATCAAATTTACCCAAATAATAAAAATACTTTATTTTATTTAGGAACAAGAGCTGAGAATAAATTTTATCATTATGCGGACGGTTCACCAAAATGTGATCCTAATTATGTTAGGGTTACTTCAGAATTAGCAGGATGCTTTCAAACATGTGCGTGTTGCAATTATGAAGTAAAGAATAGTAGATGTATATACGTATACCCACCAAGACCAATTGGCGGTGTCTACGATCCACATTTTAATTATGGTTGTAATCTTTGTCATGGAAATTATGAAACCAAACTTACTTGTGGTTGTGGTTGTGATTTAGATCCTTGTCTTACTTGTGGTTGGATGTGTTTTGAACATAAATGTAATACAATTATAGTACCTTCTCCTACGCCAACGCCGACACCAACGCCGACACCTCCTTGTGATACATACCCAACACAAGTTGCATGTCCACCAAAACCTTGTTGTACAACATGTGTTAGTTGTGGGTGTGATAGTTGTGGTTGTCCACCCGCATATCCATCTGACACATTTTCATCAATTGAGGATACATGTGAAAAAGATCCTAAGTTTGATGCACTATCAAACAATTTTTCAATCAGATTATGTGGTGACCCAAAAAATCCCGGAATTGGTATTAGAGTTTTAAAAATAACGGGAGATTGTGAGACCACAGGAACATGTGTAACAGGACAAACATATGTAACTGGTTACACAATACAAGATATTTGTACACCACCAATTTATCCTTTTTGTTTACAAACTAATCCCGCTTGGTTGGAGTACGAGCATTGGTTCCAACTAGATGTTGTATTTGAAAGATACACTTTTATTGATTATTGTGATTTAAGATGGTTTGGAGGTTTAGATCAGATAACAAGACTTGAGTATTTGGCATCACTTGCAAATAACACAGTTTCTTTGATTGAACCACCAGTTACAAACGGGTATGAAATTCCAAAACAAGTTGAAATAGTACAACTAAATCAAACATGGTTGGATGAGACAAAATTTAGAAGAGGAAGATTAAGAATTTTTATAAATGGTAGAATATTTTTTACAATTGAGGATTTTGAAGAAGTAATACCAAGAGCTTTGGATACCGATAAAGAAAAACAAGTTGCGGTTCCATTTAACATGTCTTGGGGTGGAGGAACTCAAGGTTTACATGAAAATCTAACATTATCTGCTTGTACGGCAACAACAATTGGTGATTATATACAAGATCCTGAATGTTTTCCTGAAAATATTTTAAGTGCAACAACCTTAAATAAACTTAAAACTCACATTCTTTTAGAAGAAAATTTTGCAGGAACTTTTGAAGGTGGTATATCTCAATTTAGATTTTATACAGAACCTTTATCGGCACCTGAAGTCAAACATAATTTTAAATTATTGAAAGATAAATTCATGATGTTTGATCCTGATTGTCCTGTTTGTAATACTGAAACATGTGCTCCTAATGATTATACATATATCATTTCTAATGATGTGACAACAACAACTACAACAACAACGGGGTCAACAGGTAGAGTTTCTTTTACTTTAGGTTAAATCAAAAAGATATAAATAAGGTTATGGTTGTATTTATTGAGAAATACAATGAGTCAAATTATTACAATAAATAGTATCAATCACGACGGTGAACTAGCCAATGTTTTGTTCACGCCTGATAATGATCCTGTTGTAATAAATTTGGGTGATGTAACATTACCTTTGGTTTTTGAACCTTCGTTATTAATCCCACCAAGAGAAGTTTACGGAACATACACAATTTATACATATGAAGACAAATGTACTAACATATTACAAGTACCACGTCCTACACCAACACCAACACCTACAGTAACACCGACAAGAACTGCGACTCCTACACCAACACCAACACCTACAGTAACACCAACATACGAACCTTGTGCTTCTGCAACACCTGCACCAACACAAAACCCAACTCCAACACCAACAAGGACTCCAAGACCTACACCTACACCAACGACTACTCTTCCTCCTTGTTTGTCACAAACACCGACGCCGACGCCAACGCCGACGCCAACTACACCTCCAAACTATTTCGCATACTTGTTTATAGAACCTGTTTCAGGATCATCCGCAATTGGATCTTATATGTACGCAAATGGTTCTAACTTCTTTGGATTTACTAATGCTTCTCAACCAACACAAAGTCAGACACAATTCAATATAGATATGAATTTATATATGAATTATGCTTCATGGACTAATGGACAATTCCCAAGTATAGTCGTTCAATCTGTTCCACAGACTACAGGTGGTGATGATGCATTTGGAAATCCAATTAGTAAATATAATTTCTTCACAACAGAAATTAAATCAGGTACAGTACTTTCAAAAGCGTGGTACACTTGGTTTATTCCTGTAATTGCAACAAACAATGAAATACAAACTGAAATCTACATAAATGCAATGGGTAACCCAACTCAACAAGAATCTGTTGGAACTGAACCTACAATTAATAGTTATTTAGTTAATTACACAGGATCAACAATTCCTTCAGGAACTTATCGAGTTTATACGACATTCCCTAACCAAATATTTAGATTAAACAATAATAACAATATTTATTTTAGAGGTAGTGATACCCAACCATAAAAATAGTATATAATGGCAAATCCGTATAAAAATCCACAAACACCTTTATTATCGGTTGGAACTTTTTCAGTTCAACCAAGTCAAACATTTGGTACTAATTTTAGTATATATGGTGTTGGTGGTTATGTAGAAGTTTATGAACTTCAGGATTTAATATACACCATACCATCAGGTTCACAAGGAGATATAGAATTTTCAGGTAATACAATTCCAATACAATTTCAAAAAGGTAGCGGATCAGTTTTTTCACCCGATGTTTTGACATTAAATTCAGATAACATTTCATCGGGTCGTAGAAGACTTGGTATGTTAGCATATGTGTATTCAACACAAGAGATATTTCAATATAACATCCCAAATTATACAACACTTTGGAATAATGCGTTAGCATCCTCAGGACCTGGAGGACCAACGGTGGTACAATCAAAGTTTGGAACTACAGTTAAAAGTAATTCAGTGGCAGGAAAGGCACTAATTAGTGCTTGGACGGGGTCAACTATTCAAGGACACAGTGGTGGAACTGCGAATTCTAATTGGAGATTGTTAGATACAGGTGGTTGTTGTATTACAGGATTTACATATAATAACGATAATAGTTTTACAATATACGATGATAACGGTGGTGTGTTTACTGCATCATTTGATGTTGTTACAGGTTTAACAGTATCAGGAGGAACTTTAATTGTTAATGGTGTTAATATAACAGGAGACACTTATACAACAGGCGGAACATATTTTAGTGCGTCGAGTACGATTGATTTATATGATAATCAAGGTGGAATTATAAGTATTACAGGTGTTACGGCAACTGGTGCTGCAGGTTCAAGTGGTACATCTGGTTCAAGTGGTACATCAGGGACTAATGGTTCAAGCGGAACCAACGGGACTTCAGGTACAAATGGAACAAACGGTTCGAGCGGAACCAACGGGACTTCAGGTACTAATGGTACGGATGGGACTTCAGGTACTAATGGTACGGATGGGACTTCAGGTACTAATGGTACGGATGGTACTTCAGGCACAAACGGAAGTAATGGTACAAGCGGGTTATCAGGGGTAAATGGTACTTCAGGTACAAACGGAACTTCGGGAACTAATGGTACAAACGGAACTTCGGGAACTAATGGTACAGATGGTAGTTCAGGCACTAACGGAACAGATGGTAGTTCAGGTACAAATGGAACTAACGGAACTAATGGTACAGATGGTAGTTCAGGAACTAACGGAACAGATGGTAGTTCAGGTACAAATGGAACTAGCGGAACTAATGGAACTTCAGGAACCAATGGAACCTCAGGAACCAATGGAACAAATGGAACTAGCGGTACAAATGGAACTAATGGCACCTCAGGAACAAATGGTACTAATGGAACATCGGGAACCAATGGAACTTCAGGTACAAATGGAACCAATGGTACTAGCGGAACAAACGGAACATCAGGCACTAACGGAACTAATGGAACATCAGGCACTAACGGAACTAATGGTTCAAGTGGTACCAATGGTACATCAGGTACTAACGGAACTAACGGAACATCAGGAACTAACGGAACTAACGGAACATCAGGTACTAACGGAACATCAGGTACTAACGGAACTAATGGGACAAGCGGTACTAATGGGACAAGCGGTACTAATGGAACTTCAGGAACTAATGGAACTAATGGTACAAGCGGTACTAATGGAACAAACGGCACAAACGGTTCAAGTGGTACCAACGGTACTAGCGGAACTAATGGAACTAATGGAACATCAGGAACCAATGGAACGAATGGTACATCGGCCACAAATGGAACTAGCGGGACTAATGGTTCAAGTGGAACGAATGGTACAAGTGGTTTATCAGGTGTAAATGGTACATCAGGAACTAATGGAACTTCAGGAACTAATGGTACAAACGGTACTAGCGGAACCAACGGAACATCTGCCACTAACGGAACTTCAGGTACAAATGGAACTTCAGGTACAAATGGAACTTCAGGTACAAATGGAACCAATGGTACTAGCGGAACGAATGGAACCTCAGGGACTAATGGTACCTCAGGAACTAATGGAACGAATGGTACAAATGGAACTAGCGGAACAAATGGTACTAATGGGACTTCTGGTACGAATGGAACAAACGGAACTAGTGGAACAAACGGAACTAGTGGAACAAATGGAACAAACGGTACTTCAGGTACAAATGGTACGAATGGAACTAGCGGAACTAATGGTACTTCAGGCACTAACGGAACGAACGGTACTTCAGGTACAAACGGAACTTCAGGTACAAATGGAACAAACGGTACTTCAGGTACAAATGGTACAAATGGAACTAGCGGAACGAATGGAACATCAGGCACTAACGGAACTAATGGTACCAACGGTACTAGTGGAACAAATGGAACAAATGGAACATCAGGCACTAACGGAACTAATGGTTCAAGTGGTACCAACGGTACTAATGGCACCTCAGGAACAAATGGTACTAATGGAACATCGGGAACAAATGGTACTAATGGAACATCGGGAACCAATGGAACTTCAGGTACAAATGGAACTAATGGGACTAGCGGTACAAATGGTACTGATGGAACTAGCGGTACAAATGGTACTAGTGGAACCAATGGGACAAACGGAACATCAGGTACTAACGGAACGAATGGTACTAGCGGAACAAATGGTACCTCAGGTACTAACGGAACTAATGGAACCTCAGGAACCAATGGAACAGATGGATCTTCAGGTACAAATGGTACAAATGGAACTAGTGGAACGAACGGAACATCAGGAACAAACGGTACTAATGGAACATCGGGAACAAACGGAACATCAGGTACTAACGGAACCTCAGGAACAGATGGAACATCAGGTACAAATGGAACATCAGGCACCAATGGAACATCTGGTACTAACGGAACTAATGGAACCAACGGAACTTCAGGTACAAATGGAACATCAGGCACTAACGGAACTAACGGGACTTCAGGTACTAACGGAACAAACGGAACAAACGGTACAAGTGGAACAAATGGAACTAGCGGAACTAATGGTACTAATGGAACAAGTGGGTTATCGGGTGTAAATGGTACTAGTGGGACAAATGGAACTAATGGAACATCAGGTACAAATGGTACTAGTGGGACAAATGGAACTAATGGTACATCAGGGACTAATGGTACTAATGGGACTTCGGGAACAAATGGATCAAGTGGAACTAACGGTACTAATGGGACATCAGGTACAAATGGTACTAGCGGAACTAATGGAACTAATGGAACTTCAGGAACAAATGGTACCAATGGGACTTCTGGCACGAACGGAACTAGCGGTACAAACGGAACTAATGGATCATCAGGTACTAATGGAACGAATGGTACAAGTGGTACAAATGGTACGAACGGAACTAATGGAACGAATGGTACAAGCGGTACAAATGGAACTAGCGGAACAAATGGAACCTCAGGAACAAACGGTACTAATGGAACATCGGGAACAAACGGAACATCAGGTACTGATGGAACAAATGGTACGAACGGAACTTCAGGTACTAATGGTACAAATGGAACCTCAGGTACTAATGGTACTAGCGGAACAAATGGAACTTCAGGTACAAATGGGACAAATGGTACAAACGGTACATCAGGTACGAATGGAAGTAGCGGGACCAATGGTACTAATGGAACGAATGGTTCAAGTGGAACTAATGGAACGAATGGTACTGACGGTACTAGTGGGACAAATGGAACTAGCGGTACAAATGGTACAAATGGTACTAGCGGAACTAATGGTACAAACGGTACTAGTGGAACCAATGGAACTAGCGGAACAAATGGTACAAACGGATCTTCAGGTACTAACGGTACAAGTGGAACCAATGGGACAAACGGAACATCAGGTACTGATGGGACTAACGGAACCAACGGTTCTTCAGGTACTAATGGAACTAATGGTACTAATGGTACAAGCGGAACAAATGGTACTAACGGAACCTCAGGAACAAATGGAACGTCAGGGACTAATGGTACTAATGGTAGTTCAGGTACAAACGGAACGAATGGAACATCGGGCACTAACGGAACTTCAGGAACAAATGGTACTAGCGGGACCAACGGTACAAATGGTACTAGCGGGACCAACGGGACTAGTGGAACAAACGGCACTTCGGGTACAAATGGTACTAATGGTACTAATGGTACGTCAGGTACTGATGGAAGTAGTGGAACAAACGGTACTAATGGTACTTCAGGTACGAATGGTACAAACGGAACTTCAGGAACAAATGGTACCAATGGAACTAGCGGAACGAATGGTACTAGTGGAACAAACGGTACTAATGGTACTTCAGGTACGAATGGTACAAACGGAACTTCAGGAACAAATGGTACTAATGGTACTTCAGGTACAAACGGAACTTCAGGAACAAATGGTACCAATGGAACTAGCGGAACGAATGGTACTAGTGGAACAAATGGTACTTCAGGTACAAACGGAACTTCAGGAACAAATGGTACCAATGGAACTAGCGGAACAAATGGTACCAATGGAACTAGCGGAACGAATGGTACTAGTGGAACAAATGGTACTAATGGTACTTCAGGTACAAACGGAACTTCAGGAACAAATGGTACCAATGGAACTTCAGGAACCAACGGAACAAATGGAACTAACGGTACAAGTGGGACAAATGGTACCTCAGGTACGAACGGTACAAATGGAACCTCAGGAACAAACGGAACTAATGGTACGTCAGGCACTGATGGAAGTAGTGGAACAAATGGTACAAACGGGACTTCTGGTACGAATGGTACAAATGGTACTTCAGGAACTAATGGAACATCAGGTACGAACGGTACAAACGGAACTTCAGGAACTAATGGAACATCAGGTACGAACGGTACAAATGGGACTTCTGGAACCAATGGTACTAATGGTACGAGCGGGACCAATGGTACTAACGGTACAAACGGAACTTCAGGTACGAATGGGACAAATGGTTCAAGCGGTACTAACGGTACGTCAGGTACGAATGGGACAAATGGTTCAAGCGGTACTAACGGTACGTCAGGTACAAATGGAACTAATGGAACTAATGGTACAAGCGGAACAAATGGTACAGATGGTACTTCAGGAACAAATGGTACAAACGGCACTTCAGGTACGAATGGGACATCAGGAACTAATGGTACAAATGGAACTAGTGGAACGAACGGAACTAACGGATCATCAGGTACTAATGGAACGAATGGTACTTCAGGAACTAACGGAACTTCAGGAACAAACGGTACTAATGGAACAGATGGTACTAGCGGGACCAACGGTACAAATGGTACTAGTGGAACGAATGGAACAAACGGTACTTCGGGTACAAATGGGACTAGTGGAACAAATGGTTCAAGTGGAACTAACGGAACGAATGGTACATCAGGTACAAACGGAACTAATGGTACGTCAGGTACTGATGGAACTAGTGGAACAAATGGTACCAATGGGACAAGTGGAACGAACGGAACTTCAGGAACCAACGGTACAAACGGATCATCAGGTACTAATGGAACTAATGGAACTAATGGTACATCTGGTACTAATGGAACAAATGGAACTAGCGGTACGAATGGTACTAGCGGAACAAATGGTACAAACGGCACTTCAGGTACAAATGGTACTAACGGTACAAGTGGAACAAATGGTACCTCAGGTACGAATGGGACAAATGGAACATCAGGTACAAACGGGACTTCTGGTACAAATGGAACTAGCGGTACGAATGGCACTTCAGGTACAAATGGAACAAATGGTACAAGTGGAACAAATGGTACAAGTGGAACAAATGGTACCTCAGGTACAAATGGTACAAATGGAACTTCAGGAACTAACGGAACTTCAGGTACAAACGGCACTAGCGGAACAAATGGAACAAATGGAACCTCAGGTACAAATGGAACATCAGGAACTAATGGGACTTCGGGAACTAATGGTACTAGTGGAACGAATGGAACATCGGGAACAAACGGAACTAATGGTACTAGTGGAACGAATGGTACTAACGGAACTAGCGGAACAAATGGTACTTCAGGAACTAACGGTACTAACGGCACAAGTGGAACAAATGGTACTAACGGAACTAGCGGAACAAATGGTACTTCAGGAACTAACGGTACTAACGGCACAAGTGGAACAAATGGTACTAATGGAACATCGGGAACAAACGGAACTAATGGAACAAATGGAACTAGCGGTACTAATGGTACATCAGGAACTAACGGAACTAATGGTACTAGTGGAACAAATGGAACATCGGGAACAAACGGAACTAATGGTACTAGTGGAACGAATGGTACTAACGGAACCAATGGAACTTCAGGGACTAATGGGACTTCTGGCACTAATGGAACAAATGGAACTAGCGGTACGAATGGAACAAATGGAACTTCAGGTACTAATGGTACCTCAGGTACAAATGGAACTAGCGGTACGAATGGAACAAATGGAACTTCAGGTACTAATGGGACCTCAGGTACAAATGGAACATCAGGAACTAACGGTACTAATGGTACATCAGGAACTAATGGCACATCAGGTACTAACGGTACTAACGGTACATCAGGAACTAATGGAACATCAGGTACTAATGGGACTAGTGGAACAAATGGAACAAATGGTTCAAGCGGTACAAATGGAACTAGCGGAACGAATGGTACAAATGGAACTAGCGGAACGAATGGTACAAATGGAACTAACGGTACATCAGGTACAAATGGTACTAATGGGACTTCGGGAACCAATGGTAGTAGTGGAACTAATGGTACAAACGGCACTTCAGGTACGAATGGAACATCAGGAACAAATGGCACTAACGGTACAAGTGGGACAAATGGAACTTCAGGAACTAACGGTACTAATGGTACATCAGGAACTAACGGAACTAGCGGAACCAATGGTACAAATGGAACTAACGGAACTAGCGGAACCAATGGTACAAATGGAACTTCAGGAACTAACGGTACTAATGGTACATCAGGAACTAACGGAACTAGCGGAACCAATGGTACAAATGGAACATCAGGTACAAACGGAACTAATGGTACTAGTGGAACGAATGGTACTAGCGGTACAAATGGTACAAATGGAACTTCAGGTACTAATGGTACTAGCGGAACAAATGGAACTAATGGATCTTCAGGCACAAATGGAACATCGGGAACAAACGGAACTAATGGCACTAGTGGAACGAATGGTACTTCAGGTACCAATGGAACTAGCGGGACCAATGGAACATCAGGAACAAATGGTACAAATGGTACGAGCGGGACCAATGGAACTAGCGGTACTAATGGGACATCAGGGACTAACGGAACGTCAGGAACAAACGGAACGAGCGGTACAAATGGTACTAACGGAACTAGTGGTACAAATGGTACAAGTGGAACAAACGGTACAAACGGCACTAGCGGAACAAATGGAACGTCAGGGACTAATGGTACAAATGGAACTTCAGGGACTAATGGTACAAATGGAACTAATGGTACATCAGGTACAAATGGAACGTCAGGGACTAATGGTACAAACGGCACTTCAGGAACCAACGGGACTAATGGAACTAGCGGAACAAATGGTACTAATGGAACATCAGGAACTAATGGAACTAGCGGAACAAATGGTACAAACGGGACTTC